CCACCAGTTCCTGAAGTCCAAGTTGGACTCTCGGTTCCACCACCACCACCGGGGGGGCAGGGGTCCAGGCCTGGTCACCGGCCACGGTCGCCACGGTCGCCACACGGGCCACCGTGACACGGGCCACCGCACCGGCCACCCGTCCGACCATCGCAGCGAGTACCGCAGCCGCGCCCCGGATGACACCGGCCAACATGACCAACGCAGCCACCACCAAACGGGGAGAGGGGTCAAGCGGTACCGGCACCACCACCGGACGGGGGACGGGGGCCACCACCACGGGGCGGGGGGCTGGCAGGGGCAAGGGCAACTGAGCACCCACAACCCGCACCACCCGCCGCACGGGGCGGGGGGCGCTTTTCACCTTGACCACCTGCGCGGGGCGCCGGGTCTCAGGGAAGGGCAGTGGTAGTTGGGTCGCCATGTCTGAAAAGTAAACACCGTTGGAGGTGTGGCACCGTCTGTGGTCTGCCCTGTTACATTCCGTGACATCTCCCCGCACATGCGTTTCGCGAAGAGATGGAACCCGCGCGCGCGAGGGGGTCACACCCTGTGACATTCCGTGACATCTTTTCTATAGACTTTCGTTTTGTCGGTACCATACTTCCTCCAACCAACCGCAACGGAGCAAACAACATGACCGCAACCCCAACCACGCAAGCCCCCACGATGATCTTCACCACCGGCACCCCTGGCGCAGGCAAGTCCACAGTGAGCCGATCCCTGTTCCCGAGCGCGGCGATCATCGATTGCGATGAAATCAAAAAAACGCACCCGCAATACGACCCGAAGCGCCCGCAAGAATGTCACGACTGGTCAAAACAGGTCGCCAACGAAATGTTTGAAGACGCTTGCGCGTCGGGGCAAGGGGTCTGGATTTACGATGGAACCGGCGCCAACGCAGAGAACCTCATGTCTCGAATTGAGCGCGCATCACAAGCCGGTTTCAAAACCGTTCTTCTGTACGTTCGGTGCTCCCTGGAAACGTCCTTGCGCAGAAACGCCGCCCGTGCCCGCACGGTGCCCGAAGACATCGTACGGGAAAAGGCGCGGATGGTCGGGCATGCATTCCATATCACCCACGAGTACGCGCATTCGGTCATGGTTTTCGACAACGATGTGGACGGGCAACACCCGGTTGAAGACATCCATTGGGAACTTCAAATTTTTCTGAACCGAAACTCTCTGGACCACTGCATCTTCTAGGCCCGCCACCCTCACCCGGCCTGGCTGGTCGGGTGGGCGCACTGGGTATCCCGCCTGTGGGGGGCGGGGGGTCCTGTCCGCCTCTTTGCCAAAAGGATTGAACATGCCAAAACGACCAACAAAAAAACCAGTGGAACGCATGACCGTAGGTGGCACGAAGTACGGCCTTTACAAGGGGCCGCACGGATACGAACTCTGGATCATGGGCCGGTACGCTGACCGGGTGGGCTACGTCGCGAACCGGGAAAACATGGCCTTAGCCATCGACAACCACCGCGAGGAAATGCGCTGCCTGATGGCGCAGGCCCGTGAGGAATTCGGCTGCTGATGTCGGACCCGACACCCGGCAACCCTCACCCCCTGGTCAGGTCAGGATCGGCCTGGTCGGGGCTTCGGAGGGGAGCGGGGCCAGGTCAATCACTTTTCCTGACCAATTCGCGGACCGCTTGAACAAAACCACTGAACAATTTTTCGCCACCTGCTGGAATTTTCCGATGGTCGGGGGTCCTTCGTGGAACAAAAACGACTGTCGAGCGACAAATTTCGGAGAAAACAGAATGCTTAATCGATTCATAAACCGCTTCGTTCGCCTGGTTTGGGTCTTCAATGCCCGAATGGAGGCGCCCCGAATGGAGGCCCAAGTCCGGCTTTGCGGCTTGGTTTTGACCCTTTCATGTCCTGCGTGGGTGTGGCGACGTGTGGCGACCGAAGACCGGTTGGTCCGCGCGAACCGCAAGGCAAGGCCTTTTCTGAGTCGCAAATTGGAGTCCGACCAATGAACTACCCCTACAAGATCGTCCACTTGCCCGACACTGATTCGATCAAAGGCGGCCCTGTCTACACGATCCTTTTGAAGACAACAGAACAGAGCGAGCTGATTGTGTCCTTGTCCCTGTCTGAAGCGAGGGGATTGGCGAACGCCGCCCGCCAGAAGTACCTGAGGGAAGGGGCCACCGTGATCAACCCGGACGGAAGCCGAACATGGCGCGAACGCCTGGTCGAATTCGATACGACCTTACCCGACTCCCTGCCATTTCATGCTGGGCTGACCTGGCACGCTGATCGCAAGCGAGTCCGGTGTCAATGGGTTGAGGTGACAACCAACCTCGACGGAACGAAAACAGATCGCCCGCTGCGGCGAGTTTGGGTCCGCTGGGACAAAGCATTTTGACCACCTTGCCGGCCACAATTCGCGAGCTGCCAGCTTCTCAGAATCCTCTAATGGGCAGTTAGTATGGCAATACACCCCGCTCGTGATAGCGAAATGGCCGATTGCCATACAATGACCACGCTGCCAGGTGGTTCTCAAGACTTTTAATTCTGCCCCCAGAACCCCATAGTTTACACTGCCACTACTTAAGCAGGGGAGTAAGGAAAAACCCAGGTTCTAAGGGGATCGCACTGCCTTTTATGCCAAACAAAGGTAGCGCAGTGAATTCACCCACAATGTACCAGAAATCGCTTTCAATGCCTGCTTTCAGCCTGCCACCTTCGTGGGCAGCTCGTATGGCACTTTTACTATTTTTGAATCGGCAAACAGAAGAAGTACCTTGGTTCAAGGCCAGCTTTAAGGCAGTTGGACAGGGTACGGCAATAAGTATGGCACCGAATTTCGGCTCCATTCTGGCCGAACCCAAAAGCGGACAATTTCTGTCCGAAAAAAAAACAACAACACCCCTTGCCATACGTTTGTTGGGGAGTAGTTTCAAGGTGTTGGCGCCGACGCCGTGTCGGTCCTTGGTTTGAAGCTATTTCCCCGCCATTCGGTTGGCCTCGGATGGTTGGTCCCCTGGGATGGGGTGAGGGCCGACACACTTCCTTTTCGATTTGAGAGAACCGATGACTTACGAACAGCGATACAATCTGCGGTCCGTGCCCGGCGTTGCCGACCAAACAGGGCTCACTTTGTACGAGGCGTGCAAGGCGCTGAACGCCGCTGGCCGTGATGGTCGCGTTCAAGGCGCAACCCGGATCACTCGCGGATTGCCATACAGTCGCGAGCGATTCGTCGCCTTCTTTTGTGGGTGGCGCAAAGATGTCCGCCCTGCTTTCGGGGCGCTCGACAGTGAGCGGAACGTGCTCTATTGCTGGCGAACTTCGCAATACTAGGAGAACCGATGTACCTGAAACTTTCCGAAATGAAACCCGCCGTGGCTGACGCTTTGCGTCGGGCTGGACACACCCGACCCGACATCGAAGTTGTGGTCACCGAGACCATCGATTCGTGCGGTGGCTCGAAAGGCGCCCGTGTTTCGCTGACGGCAATCCGTCTCGCTGACGGGTTCTCGAAAACACAAACCGGGAGCTGGGGCGGTCCGAACGCCTATGAGACCCGCGCTGCCGACCACGTCCGTGACATGGCCTTGCCTGCCGGCTACGCTGTGTACCGTGGATACGAGGGCGGTAACCTGTCGGGATACGGTCGCTTGCTCATGAGCCCTGCCGATGTCCAGACCATGGCCCTGCCAGGTGACACGGGATTGACCGATGACGACAAGCTGGCGCTGTTCGCCATGCGAGGTCTGAAGCCGGCCTATCGAGGTGAGTGGGTGCGGCGTGCCACGGGTGGCCGGGTGACCTACGGGTCCGATGACCCGACCTATGCTGCGCTCGCGAGCGCTGGCCTGGTCAAGGTCTCGAAGAACGGGGCCATGCGGATCACCACTGAGGGCAAAAACGCGGTGGCTGACTTCAATCCGCGCGCACTTGGAGTCTACGCTTGACGCACCATTGTGTGTGCTTAAGATATTAGTGACGCACCGACAGGGGAAATTATGAAGATCATCAGAAAAAGACAATACATCGACGCCGTTCGTTACGAATTTTACCTCTACTCGCGCGAGACTTTCGATGCCGATGCCAGAGAGGAGCATGGTAAAAACAACCTGCGCGACCGCCCAGCGTGGGTCAACACCACGAGCATGAGCCTGGGTACGGGGCGCGTCGGTGACAACCGATACGCATGGAAGGCTGGCCCCTTCCTATGTGACGAAAACGGGAACCCAGACATCAGGCCCCGTAAAGAGGACGCCTACCTTAAGGCTGTGCAGGCTGACACTCAACAGGGACCAACGCAAGGCCCATTCTACAGCGGATACAGGGTCTATGCCATTGCTGAGTGCGAGTGTGGACGGCGCCTGACCTTGGACCGCTTCACTAACGCCTGCCGCTGCGGTCTGATGTACAACCAATCAGGCCAATGCTTGGCCGCAGTCAGCCAGTGGGGGGAAGAAACCGGGGAGCACTGGACAGAATGTTATTGACACACCATTGTGTGTGCTTAAGATATGGGTGAACCCACAAGGAACCAACCATGACCACTTACCGAATCGTTCGAATGTATCAGAACGCAGGCATCCGCCAGCGAACCGTGAAGAGGGGCTTGACCCTTGAGCAGGCGCAAGCCTGGTGCCGCAATCCCGAAACCTCGTGGAGAACTGCCACAACCCCTGAGGCCACCGAACGCACCCGCCGCTGTGGCATGTGGTTCGACGGCTACAGCAAGGAAGGCTGAACCAATGACCCGTAAACAATTCGAGGCCAAGTACCGCAACGCATGGGCCAAGCTAGTCAAGTCTGGCCAATACACGCCGGAAGGTCAGCAGGCCCTCAAAACCCTTTCGGCCTTGTATGACCTGAACCCAGAATGGGCCGACGACGCAGAGGACCAAAGGATCGATGACGCCAGGATGAACGGCTGAAACCATCTCCACCCACAAGGAACAAACCAATGAACGAACCTATCTCCCTGCACGGCTGGACCGTGGAAACCGAAACCATAGTCGATGAGGTTGGACTACAATTTTACCACGCATGGGTCGAGATCTCCCTGAAAGAAGGCGGACCCCTGCGCCCGTTCGGCGCTAGTAGCATCGACAGCCCAGAAGAGACCTTGAGGCGGTTGTCCTCTCGGCTTGGTGCGGTTGTCAGAGTGATGATCTACCTCAACGGTCCTTGGGACAAAGAGTACAAGAAAGTCCATGAGTTGAGCATGGAAATTGACAAGCGCGCGAACTACCCACTTTCGACCTCTGCCTGAACCACGAGGAACCGAACCATGACCAACCATTTTTACATGAACCCTGATCACAAACACTGGGATGCAGCCTGGGAAAAGTTGGCTGCTGATCCTGTCAACAAAGGAATGTACGACAAGTACACCGCAACCTGTCCCCGCAGTGGGGAGAGCTGGCAGTACATGGGCTCACATTACGATGCGGACGGAAGTGTTCATGAGTTCCGGCATCGACATCACCCCGCCGTGTACCGTCGCGTGACCACGCGCGTATTTCTCCCTGGGGCATGACCATGGGCAAACCTGACAACCGCAGCAAGATCTACAACCACGGCAAAGACTACGAGGCCAAGCGCCACCGTGGAGCATCGAACCGCGCGCGCCGCGCCGATGCCACCGACCGTCTGTGGGAACGCCGCATGCGCCGTGATAGCAAAGCAGAGATCGATGACCAGTTGGATGACGACTGGATGATCGACGAGCTGGAGCAGGCTGCCGAATTCGGTGACGACTCAACCGAGGTGGAGGTCGTGCCCTACGTTCCGCACATCTCGCAGGCTGAATTGCGAAAGAAGCTGAAACTGAAATAAAGTTGAACGGGCAGGGTTGCCGCACGTTTGTTGGTGACTACACTTTAATTGAACCGAGAGAGAACCAAACCAATGCCTGACGACAGAACACCCGCAAGCCCTGAACAGATCGAAGAAGCCCGGCAGATGTTCGGGGACACCGACATCGAGATCGATGACGACGCCCAGCAATCAGCAGGGAGCGAAGGCGCCTGGATTCAGGCTTGGGTCTGGGTACCGAACCCACAAGGAAAGAACCAATGATCAAAATGAAGGACCACCCTGGCTACGGCATGACTGTGGAGTTCTGCCAAGAGCAGGCCTACGGCAAGCGCAAAGCAAAACGCGATTCATTCGAGCGATGCGACACTGACGGCTTCGTGTCCCAATGGGCCAGCGGCATCGGCGCCGCACAATGGGAGCTGAAGGCAGCAGTTGTTCGCGACGGCGGGTACGCTCCATTTCAGGTCCTTGTTGACAGTGACGGTGTGGTCGTGTCCTGCCGAAACTTCACCAACGATTACGGAACGGCGTGGCTTGTGCGGGACGAACACCAGGCCAGAATCGGTCGGACGTTCATTCCGGCAGACGGATCCCACCGCGAGGGGAGCCGCAGACGCAGCCGAATCCAGAAGAACCTGGGACTGCGTCAAGAGCTGCGCGATGCGCGGGCCTGGGTCTGTATCGCTGGCGGCGGCGGTCGGGGGCTCAGTGGCGCGGCGAGTTGCTACGCTGACACCTTCCCATTGCGAGACGACAACAAGCGACTGCAATTCCGTGAGGATGACGAAAGATGAGGACAAGCCGCTCCGGTTGAACCGCCGGATAGTCAGGGGTAGCTGACCCCGACGATTGAAGTGGTGTGGTAGCCACAGTCAAGCGCCCGGACCCCGGATGGGGTCGGAGCAGGGCAGCCCGTTAGCTGGCAGCCGGAGGCTTTCGAGCCGAAGAAGGTGAAACAGCACTGCCCCCTTTTCACACAAGAACAGAGAGAACCGATGAAAAACAGAGTGACATGTGACTGCGAAGAGTGTCGGAAGATGTGCCACGGAAACCCCGGTTGGTTCAGGCCAGGCGAGGCCAGGCGGGCAGCGGCTTCCTTGGGCATGACCTTTGGTGCGTTCTTCAAGAAGTACCTGATCGTTGAATTTTGGGAAGAAGGATTCAGTGGGCCAACGCATGTGCTCGCGCCGCGCCGGGTCACCCAGCCAGACGGGCAGACCCACGCAAGGTGGAGCGACAACTTCAGTAAAGGGCAGTGCCGTTTGCTCGGCCCCAACGGGTGCAAGTTGAGCAGCGAGAACAGGCCCTACGAATGCGCGTGTACGCTCAGCTCTGCCTGCCTGAACAACAAAGGCGACGAGCGTGGGACGAACCACCGCGAAGAGATCAAAGAGCTGTGGGAACCCCTGCAAGAAAGCGATGAGCTGCGAGAAGTGGAGAACCTGTAGAAAGTTGTTGACAAACCTTTGTGCGTGTCTACCTTTCAGGTGTAGCCAAAACCACGGAGGCCTCATGGCCCAAACCATCCTGACCCGCGTCCGACGCGCCATCTACAACGAGTTCGCTTGCTTCATTCCGGGCGACACTAAGAAAGAAAAGATGGCGGTTGTTCGTGCCGCAACCCGTGTCGTTGCCCAGCCTCGCCGGGGCCCACGAAATCTTGACGTTTGTGTGTTCACCGGGGCCGATTCAGGCATTCCCAGCAACATTGATGGGTGGCATCGAGTAAGCGACGAGCTGGGCGCATACCCCACGATGGGCCCCCGTCCATATTTTGACCAGCCATGGAGCAACTATCCAGGCAACTGGGAGGATGCAGCAGCCATCGCAGTCTACCAGGGGCCGCGCAGTGAAGCGCGCTGGATTCTCAGTCTTTCGGCAGGAAGGAGGGAGTGATGAACATGAAAACCACAATCAAACCAGGCGACAAGATCCGATCCTTTGACTTCGCTCGATCCATGAAAGATGGGACCGTTTACGGGACCGACACCGAAGGTGAGGAAGCCTGCTTTGTCGAGGGAATCGTAACCAAGGTTGATGTTGAGATGAATCAGATTCATTTCGAGGTCACCCGGCAGGTTGGCGAGGGACGAGAGATCAGTGACTTCTTCAACTGGTGCGAAAAGAACGGACACCCAAAGGTGATGTCCTGTCCCATCGCATCGTGGAGAACCGGAAACAGAGAAAAGATCGGGGCCCTGGTCAAGATCAGCGGAGGCCGTGATGCCTGAAAAGATCACCGAAGACCAATGCGTCCTGCTCCCAGAATCCGCTTGGAATGCCGTCGTCGTAACGTTGAACGCCTTGTACAGTGAGCGGTTCCAACACAAGAGCCTGAACGAAGTGGGCGTGATTCGAGACTTGGCCAATTTCCTCCAGGCGAACCTGGACAACAACCACACAGTCGAGGACTGGAATGAAGACTAAGCCACAATTTGAGCACGACTGCCCCCGTTGCGCTTTCTTGGGCCGGCTTGAAGTGAGCCCTGGTGAGAACGACATGAACCCGACAGGGGAAGCCACCGTCAAGTATGACCTGTACTTTTGCGTTGCAGCAACACCCACTGTGATCGGTCGCTACGGTGACGAGGGGTATGAGTATTGCAGCGGCATGTCGTTTGCCGACCGGGGGAGCCAACCCTTGGCTGAAGCAAAGAGCCGAGCGATCAAGCAGGGTCTGTACGACCCGACACCACAGCCCTTGAGGTGGCCACGGGAGGAGGAAGAAATGGCAGTGGTCGCCATGGACAAACTCAAGTCAGCGCTTGATGCCATTTCAGAGTTGGGAGGCCCTGACCCCTCAAGCAGTGGGATGGAGCTGTTTCGACACAAGGTCAAAGAGGACATCAACGCCGACTGGTTCTTTGGAGGCGACGAAATGAGAGATGCGATCCTGGCCTACACCAAGGCCTGTGAAGTGCGATCCTATGGTGACCCAAGCCAATCATAAAACAACCCCTTGCCAAACTGTTGTCGGTGCTTAGCTTAAAGATGTAACCAGAGGGAACACAATGTACGCATGGATTATCGACAAGGACTATCTAAACGATGGAGCAGAAGGGACGGTCGGCCCGCGCAACCCGCACGCCGCATCCCTTGAAACGCTGAAGGCTGGCTACGGCGAACCGTTGCGCCTGTACGACGACGACGGGAACCTTCAATACGAAGTGCGAATCGCCGGAAACTACGACGGCTTTGAGCCCATGGATGACTATGGCCGACCCAACGCCGCAACCACTGAGGTTCGCTACCTGGCGCAAGGCCAGTGGAAACCACTGTAAATCCAACCCTAACCACAGAAGAAGAAGAAGAGAACACCATGACCAACAAACAACAAGCAGCGGTGATTCAAGCAAATTCAAATGGATACAAGTATGAGGGCAAACTACCGGCAGCAGCCTGCGGCCAGTGTGGAGGGTGGACAAGTTGTGGTGGAATGAGCCGGTACTACAGAACGCTGGTGCCAGTGATGGGCCGCTATGGCTGCATCTGCTACGCAGATGCCCGCTACCTGAACAGCATGGAGCAGCCATGACAAGCCCCCCCGACACTTGGACCCTGCCAAATGGCGCCGTTGTCATCGAATCAAAACGGTACAGCGACAGGCCGGAACACCGAAACCTTCGATACGTGCTGTGCGAATTCAGGGATGAGTACGTCACCTGGCGATGCGACACCCGAACCGGCGAGTGTCTGTACGGTCGCTACTTTGGTGACAACTGGGAGAAGGCATGGGCCCACTACCGGGACCGCAACAAGGACGAAAACGTAATCCAGATGCCCCCTCCAAAATAAACACTTGCCACACCTCAGTTGGTGCTTAGCTTATCAATGTAACCGGAACAAAGGGAACCAATGAGCATTAGATATGAAGGCGGAATCCACCGCGTGAAGCTGACACCCCGTGAGGCAGCGCAAGCCATGATGATCGACCAGGCAGAACGGGCCTGTGACTCGTGGCCGGGTTTTGTCATCGACACCGACGCATTGACCGAACGTGAAATCACCCTGATCAATGAGCAGTTGGAGAAGCAGCGGGAACGTATCCTTCGCTTGTTTGAAAAGACCGCACGGAAGATTGGGTACAGCGTTTAGCTGAACCCGACCACCGAATCACCACAGGAACAAACCATGAAAGACCCACGAAAAGTAAACACGATCAAGCTGGTCGCAGACAATGACCGGAACGGCAACCCTCAACGGGGCTGGCTGGTGATGACGCGAGCCGGTGAGCTGCTCTGCTTCATTGATGATGGCTTCGTTGGATGGGCCGGAGTCAGGTCCAAATTCCCGAACGCGAAGGAACCGATGATCACCATCCCGGTGTCCGCCGCCGTCTACCGACGCGCACTCAAGGGGAACGACAGAACGGGACCGTTTCCGCAAAGCCTTTTGAAGTGAACAGCAAGGAGCAAAACAATGCGTTATCAACCAATCGTTTGCGCTGATGGATTCAAGATGTCAGTCCAGGCCGGTAGTGCACACTATTGCACGCCACAAAATGGCCGAGGCCCATACAGCGCAGTTGAGGTTGGATTTCCCAGTAAGGCCGAGCCACTGCTGATGAAGTGGGCTGAGGACCGAGATGATCCGACCAACACTGTGTACGGCTGGGTACCGGCTGATGTCGTCAAGCGCGTGATAGCGAAGCATGGCGGCATGGTGGGGGGACAGTTGCCACGTTTTCAGTAGGCCCCACTTGCCGCACCTTTGTTTGTGCTTACATTAAAGATGTAACCACGAACCAACCTGAGAGAACCAACCATGCCAGAAAGCACATTCAACAACTACAAGCTGAACAAGTCGCTTGGCCTCAACTGGATGACCGCAGGAATGTCCATGTCGCCGGCCACCGAATCAATCGAGGTTGGTGGCCGAAACATGTGCCCCTGGTCTGGAGCGTGCGAAAAGTCCTGCCTGAAGTTTGCTGGCCGAAACCGCAACGCTCAATCCAGGGTCGCCCGTCAACGGCGTACCATGTTTCGCCTTGAGGAATTGGGCGGGTTCATCCGGCTTGTGTCGGGAGAGATTGAGGGACTGAAGCGCAAGGCCGCGAAAGAAGGAATGAAGGTCGCCTATCGGCCAAACGTCCTGAGCGACGACAGCGTGTTCGCCCTGAAGCTGGCCGAAGCAAACCCCGACGTGCAGTTCTACGACTACACCAAAATTCCCAAACCATGGAAACGGGTACGCGAGAACTACCACCTGACATACAGCCTCGACAACCACAACCACGCCGAAGCACTCGAAGCCATCGAGAACGGTATCAACGTCGCGGTTGCCTTTGACCTTGGCAAGGATGAGCCACTGCCAGAAACCTGGCAGATCCCCGGCACCGATGTCGTGTTGCCAGTGATCAACGGTGACGAACATGACCTGCGATTCCTTGACCCGGTTGGTGTCTTTGTTGCCCTCAAATTCAAAGGCAGCAAGGCTGAGCGAGCCAAAGCGGTTGCGGCTGGCTTTGTTTTCTCCCCAGTCACCATCATGGCTAAGGCGGCATGACCACACCACAGGAGGTGAGAACCAATCCCAATCAACCCGAACCCTCGCCGGCCCTGGTAATCCGGCGGGTGCGTTGGGCTCTCCAAAGGGTGGAGATTCCAGCTCACCAACCAACCACAACAACCGAGAGAACCATGACTACATATCGTAGATATTCACAGCGCTCCTTGTTCCGCGACAACCGACGCAAGGCCAGCCCCGAACCACAGGAAGAAGAATGACCAATCGAGAACAACAAGCCCTTAAACGAATCGAGCGTTTTTACCGGTTGATCGTAGACCATGACGATATCTATTTGGACATTGTTGCGCCCACCTTCAACTGGTTCCGGGCGGAAAGCGACGACCCAATGAAGGTGTATCAAGACGCCGTTGATGCGTTTCAGCCGGCCATCGTGCGAGCAGCCTACATGCTTCGGAAAACCGGTGACTGGCGAGGCTCGGTGCTCAACCAAGATGAGCGGTTGGCTTTGCGTGCTGACCGTCAAGCCGTCGCAGAGATGATGGTGGAACACTACGTTGATCGCTATTGTGACAGCGCGCGCGTCATCCTTGAGCTTGCGATTGCAGAAAAGTCGGGTGAATGATGGCCCCAGAAATTGACCTGTCTGAATCTCACTGGCGTGTGGCGATGCGAATGCACAACCACTCCACGTTGTTTTCTCAGACTCCGTCTCACATCACAAGACCGAAAACTCCAGATGAGGAGGTGGAAAGCTGGCTCTTCTACGTGGAGCATGAGGTCCGGGCCATTCAAATTCGTGAGCGAATTTTGCGTGAGTGCAAAGACCTGTCTCCTAAAGAAAGGGATTCGCATGAGCATCTGCGTAGCCGCTCACAGTGGCGAGTCGGACAGTTCAAAAAGGAGCTGAAAGAAGCAGAGCGCAAGGCGCTGCCAGGGAAAATCGAACGACTGCGTCAGCGGTACGCTGTCAGGAATTTCGTCGCCAAGCGTCAAAAACCTGAAACCACAGGAGAGAACCAATGACTGACAATTTGCAATTTCAAATGAGGGTAGCCGAAGGATGGCTGCACTTTACGGAACAAGCACGGTTTGAAAAAATCACAGTGGAACAGCTTGTCCGAAGACATTTCACGCAATGTCTCACCGAGCCAAATGTTTGCCACGACTGCAACAAACCGTTGAACGCTGAATCTCACGTCTTCGATACGGGAGATGGCGACAAGGATCCGTCCTGCGTCAGGTGCGGCGTCAAGACGATGGTTTCGGTGAGACTGGACGAATCAACGTGCGTTCAGGAACTGAAGGCTTTGACGGACCCCATCACCGCAAGTGTTCTGTTTTTCAGTGGCATCGACACAGACCCGAATCATCCGTTGTTTGATGTTCGTGATTGTCTGGAAGAAATGTTGCTTGGCAGCATCCCTGACCTGGCGGAGGAATAGCGCTATGCCTTTTGTTTGCGTCAACGAACGCTACGGCGACGGTGAGTACGAGACTGCCGAAGCTTTCATGGAAATGTGCCAGGAGGTCTTTGGTGAGGCGCCAACCTTGATTGAGCGGGTGCTGGGTGAACTGTCTGAATTCATTGCGCCATCTTGGTGTCAAAATGAAAAAGAGCGAATGGAGTGCCAGCGGGCCGACTACGGGTACTGGGAAGTTGTGCTTCGGAAAAATGAAAATGAATAATTTTCACCCCACGTGTTGCCGTACCTTTATTGGTGACTACACTTTCTATGCAAGGGAGAACCAATGACCCAAACCACTTTTGAATCTTTCAAGAAAGAAGCAGGTGACCTGCTCAAACAACCATCACCGCTGGCTGATCAGTTGAACAGAATGGTCAAGATCGAGCGGACGGAGCGAGATGCGGTCCGCGGCATGCCTGCCGAGATGGACGGTCAGTTTGTTTCCGGCGTAGACCTGAAAGCGTTTCGTGATGATGACAAGCGTTTCCAGCGCGTGGCAGGCTGGAAAATCGATGAGGAATGGGATGATCTCGAATGGACGGAATGCTCCACATGTGGATGGTTTGCCGCGCGAGAATCAGGCGATGGAGACTTCAATTCAATCCTTGATGACGAGTTCGGTTCGGATTGGTTTCTGTGTGACCCTTGCTGCGCCGCAGATGACCGATGTCGAGATACGACATTTCCTCCCCGCGAGGAACCGACCAAGCTGGACAAGATCGTCTCTGACCGCCTCACCGATGTGCTTGAGAAATTCGGAATCTTCCGAAACGACTAAAACCAAAGGGTTGACACACTATTAAATGTGCCTATCTTATATGTGAACCACAGGAGAGAACCAATGTCCATTTTAAATCAAGCCGAAATCGTCGCACTCCAAGCCCTTGGCAACACATCATGTGAGCAGTTGCCAAAGGCCAAGGCGGCCGAAGCGAAGAGCGAGCTGCCGGAAGCAGAGTCCAAGACAATCAAACTGACTGCGGAGATTGAGGCCACCGTGTCGAAGGGAAAGCCTCCAGCCGAGCGGCCGAACACCAGTTCTCTCGGCTCAGATGCTGATCTGCGAATTCTCGCAGCAGCAGTTGAGGAGGTCAGAGAAGCGGCCAAACGAGACGACAACGGAAGGTTTCGAGACAGCCAGGAGGCATCACGCGTTTTAGACATGTTGATGGATGTCATCGTTTCCAAGAAGTCTGAATGGTCGGAGCGGCAGATTGAATGCGGAAATGACCCGAAGAAGCGAAAGCAGTTGAAGAAAGACTTTCTGCTCGAAACCGGCAACCCCGAAGTCCTGATGCGATTCGCTCAGCTCAACAAGGAACTGAAGGCCAACATGCCGAAAGTTCAACCGGCTGCTCCCGTTCGGGTGACATTTGAAAACGTGAAGATCATGAATTGCGAATTGCTCCGCGACCAAGTCAACGCAGAAAAGGGTGAGGCTTGATGATGGAAACGAACGACAGACATCTGCGGCTTGTCCGAAACGAACGACAAATGAAGGCTTTGCTGGATGACCTGGACCCGACACTGACGGCTCAGGTCATCCAAGACCTGCGAGCGATGCAGCCCGGCCAGGTCACCAACATCAAGGCAGGCGAAGTCATGCTGCGGGTCACCAGGGGCGGAACATGAGACCATCAACAACTCAGATCAGGATCCTTCGGGTCGTTGCACAAAAATTTCTCTGTCAGATACGCGACGCCGGCCGCGTCATGTATCAGGAGGGTTTGGCTGTGCGTGAATTTCCGAATCGACATCCAGTGGCTGAGACCGGAATGGAACAACTTAAATTCCAATTCGTCAAAGTCCACCGATTGATGATGATGGCTGGCGCCGAACGCACCTGGGTTTCAACTGGCCAGTTCGCTGTCCCGCTGACGGGCACCGACGGCCGCTGGTACGGTCCAGAGCCGTTGCCGCGTATCGCAAACGAGTGTGAAGCAGCGAGGCTGCTGCTGACCAAGGGCGAGCTGCCAGATGGCTACCCGTCCGCCAGGTTGCAGGGTCGGTTCGTTCGCAACCGCGCGCTCTGCCATGTCATCCGGCCAGAGGTCGGTGTACATGACCTGCACCTGTACGCTGCCTGTCGTGCCCTTGGCCAACTGCGACTTCCCCTCCGGCACCTTCGGCTTCGCCAGATGAACCCCGAAGATCCGGTCGTCGTTCAGACTGACGCCGACCCCAGCGCATTCGTTTTGATCAAACCGTTCAAAAGAAAAACTTGACTTTCATGAGTCGGTGCCTATCTTATTGGTGTGACCGTTTAACCCCACAGAGAAAAGAGAGAACAATGAGCACAAAACGATTCCAGTATGAGTGGCAGCTTTTCTGGGAAGAGCCAGATGGCGAAGTTGACCACAGCGATACCATCGAAGGGTTCCACCCAGATGACATCAACGATCTGCTCGCCAAGCGGTGTGAACTGTCCGTCCGCGTGTGGGACCACAGGAATCCCTACGGCGGCTGGGAAGACGCACGATGTCATTGGAACGATGGCACCCTGACCATCGCCAGCCACCATGAGCCTGCGGCATTCCAATTGCACGGCAAGAAGGTGTTGCAGCGCCACCACAAAGAACTGGCTGCATTCATGTGCAACCACCGATAACCACCGGGGCCCACAGCCCCACCAACCACACAAACAACGGAGAGAACAATGCCTGCACAATGGTACATTGGAAATGTGAAAAACTGGAAAACCACCTGCTATCGGGTGGAGACCGCCGCAGATTTTACGAAGAGGCGCGCCATCGACATAGAAGTTGTTCGCGAATGGGCCGGTTCAGATCATGTCGATTTTTGGACTGCTGATGGAACCGAGCGCGAGGACATCACGGAAGACACGTTGATCAAGATGATGGATCCGATTTGTCGATTCTTGGTTTTTCAAGGACTGCCCTACACTGGGCATGAAGATTTGCTTCTCAAAAACATTGAGGATGTCTACAAGCGTCTTCGGCTGATTGGCGACCGCGAAGGAATCCGACCGTCTGATCACAAGGATGGTGAACTTTTCCGACGCGACATCACAATGGATGATCTGATCAAGTTTGTTGGGATCTACAACACTGCCGCCATCAGACGAAGAAAAAAGGTCACCGTCTTTTGCGAAGAACTCAAAATCAGCAGTAAGGAATGGCGAAACTGGGCAGCGTAAACCACCGGCCCCACCAACCACACAAACAAAGGAGAGAACAATGCCTGCACAATGGAGCATTGAAGATGTCAAAGACTGGGAAACGACCTGCTATCGGGTAGAGACCGCCGCAGATTTCCTGAAGAGGCACACCTACGTGAGAGACATCGAAGCCATTCGGGATCCCAACGGACCATCCAATATTTGGGCGGCTGATGGAACCGAGCGCGAGGACATCACGGAAGACACGTTGATCAAAACGATGGATCCAATTTGCAATTGGTTGGTTTTTAGCGGCCTGCCCATGACGGGACACGCGAGACTGACCTTCAAAAACATTGAGGATGTCTACAAGCGTCTTCGGCTGATTGGCGACCGCTTCGGACGCTACCGACCACAAGATTGGAAGGACAAAAAACACTTCTTCTTTGACATCACAATGGATGATCTGATCAAGTTCGTTGGGATCTACAACACCGGCACATCGTCACAGTTGAAAAAGGTCACCGTCTTTTGCGAGGAATTCAAAATCAGCAGCAAGGAATGGCGAAGCTGGGCAGCGTAAACCACCGGGGCCCCACAGGCCCCACCAACCACACAGAGAGAACCACATGTCCAAACATCCCGCAGACGAACCACCTGGGCTCTACTTGCGCCTCTACCCTCCGGGCTGGAGAGCCACAGCCATCTCGGTAACGCACCTTTGCGACACGGATGTTCCGCAAGGCGTGACGTTTGAATCAGGCAAATCGTCCGGCTCTAATGTCGCATGTCCTGATTGTGGACTGGATCAAGAATCCGCCGAAGATGAAGATCGTGAGGTTTGGGCCTACGAGGTGGACAACGAGGGATTCGACATCTGGACCCGCGCGACCTGCAACGACTGCGAACGGGTGGAGATCTTCCGATGCACAGGCGGGAAGCGTGACAAGCAACCACGCAATGTGGCGCTCTGTGTGTCGGGTGAACATCGGGACAAAATCTTTCGATGCTGGGACGGACAACGCTGGCGGCACACTCGCCGCCCAGGTTTTGCCCGGCACGAGCTTGACCGCAAGCACAAGGAATCACACAGCGAGTGGGCAGGTGAATCATGAGAAACGCCTGGCACAAAGCGTTGAAGAACGTGGAGGAGTACGCCCCCATGATCTACCTGAGTGTTGTTTGTTCACAACTCAAAGCGTGCCTGGCTCTCCAGTGCGAACCGGCCGAATACGGTGAGGGTGACCTGGACCTGAGGAAGTTGGACTTCGTCAAGAGGGCGAAAGCCGATGGTTGGACCTACGACAAGAACGGCAACTGGCTCTGCCCTGACTGCTCCAAGGAAGGTGAATGATGAAACTCTCCGAGATGCGAAAGCTGGTGGAGGAAAGCTCAACGGACGGAGACTTGATCTGCCGTGCCAGCGTGGGTTCATGCCCATCTGAGTTTAAGAAGGGCGAGACAAAACGAGTCATCAGAGTCAATATCGATTTCTACAGCAAAAATGAAGATCGTTGTGTCTCCGCAAGTGGATTTTTGGAGGTCTGGGATGTGGAAGATCACAGGAAAGGTGAATGATGAACCTACCGAGACGCATCAAAGACTGGCCAGCCGAGGCCACTGCTGATTGGAACGAACGGGCTGGCATCATGGAGTTTGATGGTGGCCTTGCAAGAAGAGAAGCCGAACGGCAAGCCGAGAAAATTGTTCGACGCCAATATGCGGCTGTCAAAAATTGAATCACACTCTTCACTTTTCAAAATTCGTGACAAACATATATAGGACACAGACAAACAGGGAGAACCAATGAGCCAAAACGAATCCATTTTGAAATGCCTGACGTGGGCGACTACCTTTGCGGAGGGTAGCCGGGACGCTGACGAGTCCCTGGGCAACCCGGTCTTCAACGGTTGGCTTGACGATTGCAAAAACGCAATCCAGTCGCTGACCCCAGAGGATGAGGCCGACCAGCAGAAAGCCTCCGAAGAGAGAGACCTTGCAGTCGATGCGCTGAAGCAATTCGTGTCGGCATTTGATGCGGAACTTTTCGAGCTGGTCATCGCGAAGGCGAACGCTCAAGCGGTCATTAAGAAAATCGAATCCGCAGGAGAGAACCATGAACCGCAGCAGTAAATCTCGCCGCACACGCCGCAAGGCACAGCGGAAGTTCAAGCAAGCCATGCGTGGCAAGCTTGAGAAAACCACAGGACGGAACTGGTTGGCAGTTTCCGCCCACTTTCGTCGCGGTGGCGCTTTTAAGAACCGCCGCGCTCACAACAACAAGATGGCATGTCGCCGTCGAGTGGAGGGCTAATGCCGACTTTTGATTTTCCATCCGAACCATACTTCGTCATCTACGACGAAAACGGGAGACGTGTCTATTTCACATTCCGTGAGATTGGAGACCGTGTCCGCAAGGAGGCGCCTGAAACCCTGGGTGAGCACATCTTTGTGCAGATTGACGCCCTGGGTTTGAACAAAGAGTTCGAACGGGCAGGGACTCCGCACTCGCTTCCTTACACTTTTGCTGAAAAAAACACTGGAGAAAACAATGCCTGATCCCCGGCAATACAATCGTGAAGACGTAATCAAACAACACATTAGCAGCGCAGTTGGAAGCGATGCCGCATTTATGGCTGCTCGGCATGATCCCAAGCTTCAAGGCACCTTTACCATCAGCCATAAAGGGCAGTTGTACCACAATGGAGTTCTTGTTGATCACGCAATGATCAGTGACTTTATGGTGTACTTGAGCGGCACATACGGTGTTAGGCCGCGGGCAGATGAAGTTGTTGCTGGGTTCACTTCTGCCGCAACGAAGAACCCGAAAAGCATTATGCGGAAACGAAAACGAACCACCCATGTTCCGCCCAGGCTTCTCCATGAAGTTGATCAAACGGTTCGGCTTATGAGAGGGGAACTGACCACGAAGAAGATCGCCTTGAAGTTGATGCCACACGAATACGAGGATTCAGCGCGGTCCGTGGAAATGCTCATCTCCGAGGCTATGAAGCGGCTTGGCTACATCAAGAAACGGAAGATGATCAACTGCGTCCGTCAGAGCCGGTGGGAACCAAACCCAAAAGCAAAGCGGGTTGGGCTACCTCAAAACGATAGGCTTGAGGGGGGAGAAGAATGATTTTAACCCTATTCGCGTTGATGCTTGCGGGCGATTTTTATCGCCCAATAGCCAAGCCGGAGCCGAAGCCATACGCCGATATGCTCGACACTATGACGGGATTCCGCGGCGTTGAGTTCCGCTCTGCGCCGAATCTGGGCCCAGAATTTCTGCTCTACGAAGACAACATCGATACAACCGTTTACCGGCGCCCAGGTGATGATCTGCAATTCTCTGGTGTTGAGATGGACGATGTCTACTACGTCTTCTGGCGGGGCAAATTCCTGGGAGGAGTTGCTTTGTGTTCCATCGCCGTCCACTGCCTGGAGCCTTTGTATCTCGCGATTGTGCCAATGCTTGGTGAAGGAATCTTTGAAGAACACGAGGACCGAATTGTCTGGCCAGGCGAGCAAGCCTTTCTGGTTCTGAAACGAGAAGAGGACGGCACCGGACGGCTACTGTTGCTTGACAAAGAGACCATAGAAGAAATCCGACAGACGCCTTCGGAGAAGTGATGAACGCCACACAGGAACGACTTGACACCCTTTCAGCGGTCCAGGCCTTAGTTGATGCGCTGGGAGGCAGGGTCAAGCCAGCAGCAAGGATCATGGGTGCATCTGAATCAAGCTTGTACAAGGTTCTCAAGAAAGAGAACGCGGCCCCGACGCTCGATACATTGGCCCGATACGCCAACAGAATTTTTCGAGAAACTGGAATCCGTCTCATTTTTACTGTGACGCCCGATTTTAAACTTCATTGGACCGTCAAGAACGAATGATGTTTTTGACGAGCTAATCTCAACACCCTATTCTCTTCTGGCCTGCCGGGATTGATCCCCCGGCCTCGTGAAAGCGAGTCAGGCATCTTGGTTGGGCCCCCGCCACCAAACTAGTCGTTGCTCTGCGCGGTTGGTGGCGGAGCGGCCCCAGCCAGGAGTGCGCCTGCCGCGACCACTAAAGGAACCAAGAACCAATGAAACTCTGGATTGAAAACGTGAAGCAGGCAGCAACAACGACACAGGTTGCTAAACTTCTCGGAGCCAAACCAGGCAAGAACAAGTCATTTGGGCCATGTCCAGCCTGCAAGAACGAAAGACGAAGCAAAACTGATCAGCGTAAGCCTTTGACGATTTATTCTACTGGAAAGTGGGTTTGCTACGCATGCTCAGCCAAGGGCGATGGCGTGGACCTTGTATCTATTCATCTTCACGGTGCCAGGCTTGGCGCGGTCAGTAAGGATAAAGTGAAAGCCGTTCGGGGGTGGTTTGCATCCCATGGCTTCTGCGAGAATGGCCAGGCTACACCAAAGATTCCAACCGGGCGACCCCAGCGCGAGAAGAAACAGGAAGACCAGAACGTCTACGTCAAGCGGGGAAGACCACCGGCACACGAGATCGTTTCTCTTTGGAAATCGAGCCTGTATCCCAACAAGGCCGTGGAGAGCAGCCGGCCGAACGACCCACTTGTCAAATGGCTGCTCAATCGCGAATTCTCCCCTCAGACCCTGAAAAACACAGGACTCATAAAAGTCACGCCACTGGGCGTAGACTATGAATATCCTGAATGGTGGCCTCGCCAGTGGTCATACTCCATCCGGCTGATCACACCAGCGTATGAACCCAACGGAAAGGTCGCCTCACTGCACGGGCGAAGCGTCGTGAAGAGCGGCCCAAAAACGCGCTGGCCGCTCGGCTACGAAGCGGGGGGTCTCTGGATGGCAAACCGGTCAGGCGTACACATGATGCGCGGGCAGAAGCCCAGGCTGAGCGGCGTTCTAATCTGCGAAGGAATTACAGACCTGATGCGGGCTGCTTGCCAGAACATCGACCAGGCGTTGGGACTAGCTGTTCTCGCTGGGACATCCGGCTCGTTCCGTCACGTCCACCAAGCCAGCATTCCAAAGGATCTGCCAGTCTATCTGGCTACGGATGACGACGGGACTGGTGATAAGTATGCACGTATAGTTGTCGAAAAGCTGAAGCACAACAGAATCTACCGCTTGAACCTTGCAGGAACTGCCGATGCCCGATCTTGACGATGCTCTCAAAGCCTCAAACCTCAAAGACCTTATTGATGAAGCGAATGAGGCCGGCGCCTTACACGAGCCATCGAACGAGCTGACGCTTGGCGACATTGCCGATGAGTCTGTTTTGGCCAGGCTCCAGCAGTACAAAGATTCGTATGGAAACCCGACCGGGCGACCAATGAAAACAAGAAGGAATTGCTATCTGATCATTCGGTACGACAAACGACTGAGTAAACAGATCTGGTTGGACTCATTCAAGAACGTGCTGATGTTTGGTGATGCCGACTACAGCGATACGGATGACACTCGAATCTCTCTCTGGATTGATGCGGTCTACGGCGTTTCATACGCACCGGGCACCATCATGGAGATGACCAGAAAAGTCGGCGAAGAGAACCAGAAAAACGAACTGGTTAACTGGCTGAACCGAATCACATGGGACAAAACCCCCCGCTCGGAAGAGTGGCTGATTGAAGGCGCTGGAGCTGACGACACAGAACTGATCAAAACAATGTCCAGATGTTGGTTGATTCAGGCCGTGGCCAGGGCTCTCAATCCCGGCGTGAAAGGCGATGTGTGCTTGATTCTGGTCGGCCCTCAAGGCGCCAAAAAATCCACCTTGCTGGAGGCCGTCGCTGGGAAGGAATACTTCGCGGACACTCCCTTGGACATCGGAAGTCGTAATGCCTACCAACAATTGCAACGTGCTTGGATTTACGAGGTAGCAGAATTAGACTCAATTCGGCGCAGCCATAACTCAAGCACAAAGGCCTTTTTGAGCGCCACCGAAGACACCTTTGTGCCACCGTATGGCAGGCATGCTGTCACCATCAAAAGACATGTCTGCTTCTGCGGCAGTACGAACGAAGACACCTTCCTGCGAGACAAAACCGGATCTCGCAGGTTTTGGCCGGTTCGTGTTGGAAAAATCAACCTGCAATGGGCCAGAGAAAACCGAGAACAACTCTGGGCGGAAGCTGTCCACCTGTACAAGTCGGGCGCCCAATGGTGGCTTGGCCATGATTCTGAAAATGTGCTGGCAGAAGAATCAACCCAGTACGAAGAAGCCGACCCGTGGCTCAACATCATCGCTGAGTTCTTGTTGACGCGGGGGGGCTCAGCCCTGGAAACGTCTGACATCATGAAAGAGGCCCTGAAGCTGGAATCTCACCACATGTCGAGAACGAACAGCATGCGTTTACACGAAGTCATGACAAAGCTTGGATGGGTTCGAGAACGCCGATCATACGCCGGAACCAGAGGGTACTACTGGGTAAAGAGTGCCGATGTGCTTAGCTTCAATAAATTAGGTGATTTATGACGAAAACAGTAATTGGCGGTGGTTTTTTCCTTTCGCCGCAACATCCATCAATAAATGATATTCGGAACCGATTCAAAATTAGGAATCCAGACTATGGCCAAGCCCTGGCGCTCAGGGATAAGGGTCGATGGGTCGATCTTCCTGATCAATGGGTTTACGCATGCGAGCCGCTGCCCCCTGGCCACCCCTGGCAAGGCGGATTGGCCGTCCCAAGGGGTCTGATTAACCAAATTGCGGAAGTCAAAACAGCTCAAAACGCGCAAAGCTATGCGCCCGCTGAACCGCTTTCAACTGGAGCCAACCTCCAGTCTCGCGCTTACCAGCAAAAAGCTGTTGAAGAGCTGAAGAAGCACCATTCCGGCATCGTCATCGCGCCATGCGGAAGCGGAAAGACCTGCATTGGCATTTTGGCCATTGCGGCGATCCCCACCAAGACGCTGGTTCTGGTACACACACTTGATCTCGCCAAGCAATGGATTGATCGATGCGAATCAATGCTGGGCATCACTCCCACACTCGTTGGTGGCGGCAAGTTCAATTCAGATGGTCGCGTTGTTGTCGCCACATTCCAAACTTTGTCGCGTTGCCGTTGGGATGAACGATACCAATGGGCAAAGCAGTTCGGAATGGTCATTGCTGACGAGGTTCATCATGTTCCGAGCAGGACTTTTCGCGATGTCATGATGACCATGCCGGCGAAGTATCGTTTGGGCCTGACCGCAACACCTGACCGGCCTGATGGGTTGACGGAATTGATGTGGTGGCACTTTGGCAGAAAGCTACTGGAGCTTCAGCAGAGCGACATGGTGGACGCTGGCTTAGTTCTTTCGCCATCAATTGAATGGCTGCACACCGGCTGGGAGGGTGCAGGACGAGACATGGACTGGCCGAAGTTCATCAACTCAATGACTCAAGACGACAGCAGGAACAGCAAAATTCTTGAACGAGTCAAGCAGGCCGTAGCAAAAGGGCGGCAAGTCTTAGTGTTGTCAGATCGGGTAGCCCACTGTGAGATGATCGCAGAACAAATGAATGCATGCGGTATCTCTTCCGCGGCACTTGTTGGGCGTTTATCGAAGAAGAAAAGAGCAGAACTGCTTAAAGACGCAGACGATAAGAAGCTGTCGGTCATTACTGCAACAACAATTGCAGATGAAGGGCTTGATCTGCCGAATCTGGACACAGTGGTTTTGACCACACCAACGAAAGCGATGGGGCGAGTTCAGCAGAGAATTGGAAGGGTAATGCGCAAGGCCCCAGGAAAGCGGAAACCGCTGGTCATAGACTGCCTCGATGAAGTAGGTTCATTACGAGGATTGGCCAGAAAGCGATTCAAGCTGTACAGTAAAATGGGGTGTTCATGAGCAAGAACATGCTTCCTGAAGGCTGGACCGTTCGCCAAACTGATTGTGGAACGACCTGTTTAATCGATGAAGATGGCTTTCTGGTGGCTTCGAGGCCAGACTATGATGAAGTGTTTCGACGGTTAAGCGCAGCTCTTCACTGGGCGAGCCAAAACGCTTCACCAACAAACGCAAAGATCAAAAAACAGAAACCCGCAAAAGCCTAAGACTTCTTGGTCGTCTTCTTTGTGGTGCTCTTTTTTGCAGCCGGTTTTTTTGCTGGGGCCTTTTTGGCCGGGGCCTTTTTGGCCGGGGCCTTCTTGGCTGGAGCTTTTTTAGCTTCTGCTGCTTCGAGAGCTTCTATGAGAGAAAGAATAGCAGAACAAAGCAGAGGAACCGCTTTGGGTGCATGGTAAGGGGATCGCTCATTCCGGTATCCGCCCCGTGCAGCTTTAACGAGACTCAGTGCTTCTTTTTTGTCCATCAGGATTTCCTCTTGTGTAAACGCTTAGATAGGCCAGGCCAACTGTTTGTAGATACTACCCCACCCGTGGCTTCTTCGACAGCCACCGCCAGCAGCAATGATGGCACCGAACGCCCAGACTCCAAGTCTCGCAGATATGGAATGCTGATGGTCAGCCCGCCTGGAAGCTGTCCGTTCAACCATGAGCAAAACGCAACGCGAGTGCTGTGGCGTGGATGACTTTGCCGATAATCAGAGATGTTCACAGCATCACCTCAACTCAATGTAGTGATGCTATTGACATCACTTTATCATGTCAATACGATTGGTAAGACAGAGGTAAGAATGACTTCAGAAGAACGTGAGAAGTGGCTTGAGAAACGCCGAACCGGATTAGGCGGAACGGACATCGCAAAAATCATCGTGGACGCAGCACCCCCCGCCAAGCGCATCGGCTGCTATCGGGGCAGCATCTTCCAGATGTGGGCAGAGAAAGTCGGGCTGCACCAACCGTCCGAATACACCATGAGTGATGCGGCCAGGCGCGGCATCCAGCTTGAGAGCTATGTTTGCGGGCTGTACAAAGACTACCTGAGCGAAGAGGTTGAGTTCACCGAACTAAGCTCAGTTCAGCACCCAGACAGGCCCATCATCAGGGGAACGCCTGATCGAATGGTGAAAGCGATTGCTAGCGGCAAGACATGGGGCATGGACGCGAAAACCCGCCGATACAAAAAGGGTTGGGGCGATCATGAAACCGCTGACGTTCCGCTGGACACCGAAATCCAGTGCCGTGTCTACATGGAAATCTTCGACAGTCCAATGTGGGATGTAGCTGCCTTGTTTTCGCTTGATGATCTTGGGGTCTATCGGCTCTTTCGTGACAAAGAGCTGGGACTCCAAATTCTCGATGTTGCCGAAACATGGTGGGAGACTCATGTCATTGGCAACAAACCGCCAGACCCAGATGGTCATGAGAAGACCCGAGAGCTTCTGGCGCATTTTCATGACAAGCCAACTGATGAATTGCGGCAAGCGACTTTGCTCGACCAGCAGCTACACGAAGACCTGATCGACATCCGAAAGCGATACAAGGAACTGGGCGCAGAGAAGCATTTGCTGGAAAACACTTTACGTGGCCGAATCGGTGACGACCTTGGCATCAAAGGCATCGCCACATGGAAGCAGGGTAAACCTCGCAAGATTCTCGACACGAAGCGGCTCAAGGCTGAGGACCCGGAAATCTACGAAAAATACTTGGTAGAGCGACCAGCTACCAGAACTCTTCGCGTCATGGGCGAATAACCACAGGAGAAATCATGACTCAACTTCAACAACAAAATCAAAGCCAGCTTGCTGTCCTTCAGGACTACCTGATTGATCGCAAACACGTCCTACAGGAGCTTGCGCCAGACGGCGTAAACGTAGACAAGATCATCAAGGTTGCCATCTTTGAGGCTGCTAAGAACGAACAGCTTCGGTCCTGCACACCACAGTCCATGTTTATGGCCATTGGCAAGGCCTGTGAGCTTGGCTTGGCTGCTGGAGGGGTTCTGCATAGGGCAAGCCTCGTGCCCATCTACAGCAAGAAGAAGCGGGCCATGGAGGCGGACCTCTGGGTCGAATACACCGGGCTGATGGACTTGGTTCGTCGTTCTGGCGAAATCGCTTCTTTTGTCGCCCGTGTGGTTCATGAGAACGAAGAGTTCGAACACTACTTTGATGCTGCTCAAGGTGAAGTGCTTCGTCACCGGCCATGCTACGACTCTGACCCAGGTGGACTTCGGCTGGCTTATGCCGTCGCTTTCTACAAAGATGGCCGTCGTCAGATTGAGGTCATGCGGCGTGACCAGATCCTCAAGATTCGTGACGGCTCACGCTACAACGGGAATGGTCCGTGGAAAACTCACGAAGAAGAAATGTGGCGCAAAACCGTAATTCGCCGCATTTGCAAATACCTTCCCCTTACACCACAGGCTACAGCCGTTATCAACGACGATATCAACACTGAATTTTCCGGCAACATGGACCTGATGGACAACCTGTCAGTCGCAGCCACCGAAACCATTGATGTTGATTCCGATATTATCGATGAACCGGCTGAGACGATTGCTCAAGAAGCAGTCAAAAAGGCCAAAACAAAAACAGCTAAAAAAACTACTGAGGATGTGAACTGATGTCTCTAATTGCAAAGCTTGAGGCTGAGCGGGCCAATAAATCGCGCGGCGAAATTGATGAATCCGAAAAGGAATCTAAAATCTTGCAGCCAGCCACGTTGATGCGAATCCTCAATGAATCGCTGGACGCAAAGTGTGTCAACAAGAAAACGGCCAAGGCCTGGTCCTCATATCGGCACAGGGTGCAAGACGTTGGGTGGCCATTGGAGAACCTGCTTGGCTCCGTGACTCCTGAGATCTGGAGCAACATTTGTGAAGGTGCCATTGCCGGAATGCTGAAGACCATTCGTCACAGCCAGTCGAACGGCGATTGGCAGATTACAGAATATGAAGCAGACATTAGGCGTGATAGGGATGGCCGCGAGCGGGTGATGGTGGCGGTTAAATGGGTTGACGCCAAAAACCAAAACGACCTGACTTATCAAAACGGAATCCCCAGCAATCTAAACGTGAACATTAAGCAAGCCGCAATACCTGATGAAGTCATCAATGCAATCACCAACCGCGGCAACAGCAGCAACGATGATGAGTTGAAGGAGCTGCTTAAGGGCTTGGTTTCAGAAATGGCCCAGGCCAGGAAAAGCAACGAAGAAAAACCTGCACCAGAAGAGGGCGTTCACCTTGCCGAATGATGTAAATGTCCCGAAAGGTTTTGATGCTTGGAATGTTGAGATTCTACAGAAGGCTGTTTTTGAGCCTGGAAAGTGGACAAGTCGAACATTGAGCGAACACTACCAAGTGCCTTGGCCGACTATGAAAAATCGAGTCGGTCATCTTCGAGCCGTCGGCTACATCAAACGAAAGGTGCATGCGATTATTGCAACAGATGATGGCCGAGTGGCGTACCACAAGCGGATGAACATGATTTGAGACAGTGTGAACAAGACCAGTGCCTACAAAGAGCCGTGGTATTGACTGACACAATCCATAATCAACCAATGTGGTTGTGTGGCCAGTGTGCAATCAAGGCGCTTCGGGCATTGGCCGACAACGAGGAAATAGATGGCGCGGTGCGGACGATGCGGACTCTTCCAAGAGGATGACCAGATGGGTGCCGAGATTGGCGGCACATGTCTTTGGTTCCTGATGGAAGTTCCGGTTGATGCTGTGTGGGATGAGCGAGAATGTGAAAAATTCCACAAGCGCGTCTCCTCGTGGGAGCCCATCGACCACTGGCGCTTCATGCGAGAAAGAGACGGTATGCGTGATGCCTACAAGGGGGTTCAGCGAGCAATCTTCTTCTCTCTCGTTTCTGTTCTGTTCAGTCTTGCCTCCTATATGAGTAAATAAGACCCTCCCCCTTGGCTCAATCATGCCCTGAAATTGCGGACAGCCAGGGTTCCCACCGGTTGGGCTAAGGGGGACACCATAATCAAAATGCCAATTTACGACTTTAAATGCACCAATTGCGAGACAAAAGTAGAGCGGATGCAGCGGTATGACGATGATCCGCCGATCTGCAAGAAGTGCTGTGGATCAATGTCTCGCATGATTTCAGTGACCAACTTCTCTCTTAAAGGAGCAGGCTGGTACAAAGATCACTACGGGCTCAAGCCCACTAAAAACAATCAATCGTAAACGACTTTGACAATAACAGCAGTGGACAGAGCAGTGGTGCCACCTTCACCTGGCGTCGTGACGCATGCCATCTTGATTGCCGTACCAAAAGCAATGCCCTCAGAGAACTGATATGCAACCTTTTTGCCAGCAGGAGCAAATAAAGTCATGTCGTTCGAAGTGGTCCCAGGGGTCGGGCTGGCATGGTCGTAAAACTTAACGTATGCATCTTCTGAACTGGCCGCAGTGTTGTCAATCTCTACACACTGAAGGGTTCCAGACGATCCCTTAAAAGTCACGGCAGTAGCGTTGGCGCTTGTGTCTTTACCGAACGAGGCGCCAAGCCGGGTGGTTAATGTCAGTGTCGTAAGAGCCATGTTGGTTCCGGTATCAGGTTGAAATCAACGTAACAGAACAAGTCGAACCACCAGAGACCGCAGAGCCGACACCTGTTCCGCCAGCGTCACCGCACGCCCAAGAAACGCCATTCGAGAAAGCGATTGGATCACTGATCGTTACAACCTGACGTTGCCCGTTCGTAATTGGAAAACAAATATGAGATGCGGTCGATGCTGCTGTTGGAGCGGCGTCATTCCAAATATGCAGGAAAATTTTAGTCGAGGCGCCACCATTATGGGTCACATCAATGCAAGAGATCTTGGCAGCGCCGCCAACAATGTTGTTGTCTGCCGTTGTTCCTACTGCTGTTTGCTTCACCCGTTGATTTTTAAATTTAGCGAACGGAACTGTTGCAGTGAAAGCCATGATCAATCTCCGGTTGTATCGATTCTACTTGGTCTCAGGAGTTGCTTCAACTTTCTTGATCGGTTCGGACACGACAACTGCTGCCGTGTCTTCCACCGACTTCATCTCTTCGACCCGTGCCAGGATCTCAGAGAGCTTTTCGTTCATCTCCAGGGCCTGTTCCACAACTGTTTCTGTCTGAACTTGTGCCGGTTCAGGTGCCGGCTCATCAGCGAAAGCCAAAGTAACAAGAACAACAAGTTTCATGATGACCTCTATTGTGGTGTGCGCGGGGCAATGTTGTCGAGTATCTCCAGAATAGCACTGGTCTGCGTATTGGCCTGTTCCATCTGGATTCGGATCTGTGCCAATTCGACTTTGACCTCAACCACAAACGTGGCAAGACCAATCAAAGCCGCAGTCAACAGTCCCGTTAGCACTTTGTGGATTGCTTCCCAGGTGTTTCCGTTCATTTCCCACTCCCCTTTTGTTGTCGGGCTAACTCTTTCATCTTCGCTTCCTGGTAGTGGGATCTCATTTCACCAAGACCTGTTTCCATCATTTGATGTAGCTCAGATAATCTTGTAAGCACTGATTCTCTCACGTCTTCATTCCGATCTTGGTATTCGCGCACTACGCTGTCGTACCGCTCCCTCAACGATTCTTCACGAGCCTCGTATTTCGCGGCCAATTCAGACAGCTTTTCCTCGAATCGGGTTTGCATTGCATCAGAACGCTCTGATGATGCCTTTTGTTCTTCATGCTGCCGTTTGGTCATTGAGAGATGCTGCCAGACCATAAAAGCAGCAAATAATCCAAGCGCCCCATAATCTAATAGCGTGTTCAGTAGTGCATCAGTCATTGTTGCCCCCCGGCCACTTGAGCAAGCGCCCACCCAGTTCCAATACAGACTACTACCCCACCGACAAGGCCCATGGCAACGTGAACACCGGGGCGTTGCACAATTGGTTCAGCCCGCTCAGCATCCAACATTTGTTGTAGCTGCGCCGACTTCCACTCAGCCATTTCTACGGACAATTCGAGTTCAGCAGTATCAATGCGGTATCTCGCTTCCAGATGTTCCGCCCACTTCTCAGTGGCGTACAAATCCGCAGCGACGGACAAAGGAAGCGCCACAGCAGCGCAATCAGTAGCGTCGCGTAACCCTGGGGTCACACTGAAAGCCTCTGGACACTCCCCAGGGACAGGTTGCGGTGGTTCTGGCCTTGCCGGAGGCTCGATGGCAAGAGCCGTACTGAACAGCAACCAAATCATTATCGTTTCCGCTTATTGATCATGTCGGCGAGCGCATCGGCATCGCCGCTTTCGATCACTTCACGAACCTCTTCTTGCTCAGCTTCAGCCTGGCGATCAATCTCAACACGCGCCACTGCAATCGCTTCATCTGGTGCAGGGGGTGGGTCAATCGACGTTTGCGTTGGCTTCTCTAACCCACGCAGAAACCACATCTTAGCAATGATACCTGCCAGACCGGCGCCGAGAACGCCGATCAGGACGGTAAATATATGCGTTGAGATGTCTTCGATCATTCGTCCGTGGCTTTGAGCACCAGATCGACAATCACATCAATGATGATGCCGAGAATCAAACTCTCTTGGCGCTCGCTGAGGAACGGAATGTCGAGCTTGGCGTTCACCGTATCGACAACCCATTCACGTTTTTCGGCTCCTGAGCCGGCTTCAGGAAACAGAACCTCAGCCATTTGGATGGCTCTGGTCAGGACCTTGCCGAGATCAGATGGACTCACGCGACGCTTCTTTCTACCCATGGTTTACCCCTTGAGTTTTTTGTACACAGCCCAGCAGACGAAGGTAGACCACATTCCGTCTTCGACCAAGCCGTTATCTTGTTGGAACTTTTCAAGTGCAGCCTGCGATAGGCGCCCCCAGTCGCCGTCAGCTCCGTAGCTGCCCAGGTCGTAACCAAGCGCCATCAGCACCCGCTGACGCTGCTCAGCCGAGCGGAATGGTGTCCACACGTCTGGAATGCCTGGGTCGTCGTAGATGCCTCTCAGGACCTCCGCAAACGGGAACCCGATGACATCGAGCTTCCTGGCGGGGCAGATGTCGTGATGACCATGATGGTGCTCAGGACGGATGTGCGGGAACCGTTCAATGATTTCCTGGCCGACGCCGATCATCATTGTGATCTGCTCATCAGTCCACGGCTGAATTTCCATTTCGCTACGACCGCGATGGTCCAGCACCTTAATCCAATCGTGAGCAGCAGGTACACCCTTACGTGCGTAGCCGATGTTCACGGTTTCAATCCCGATGGTCGTGCGGGCGCCACTCCAAGACGAGCTACTGCGCTTGCCGTCAAACCGGAGGGTTTGGCCCTTACCTGCATGCCAGGAACGATTCTCAAGCGTCACGTAGCGATGCACACCCTCTTTGTACGAGCGACCCACGCCATAGTGCGCAGATGCCGAACCCTTACGCAGGGCGTTGGCGCCACCCAGAATACGTGTGCAGGTCTTCAGGTCCCAGGTTGCCGTCCAGTGCCAGGTCACACCGTGAGGTTTCCCGCCAGTGGCGTTTGGCCAACCAGCCGAGACAGCGTGACCCCGCTTGACCGGAATCAGGTACTCATCGCTGATCTCGAATGCCATCAGGACTTCCAGGCCGAGACAGCCTTCTGTGCGGCATCAGAACCCACGTAAACCGTGCAGATCAGGATGTAGTCTTCACCTGTGATGACACCAAACGGCACCATTGCGGTGCAGGTCAACCAACACAAGAGTCGTCGATATGACAGTCTCTGACTGCCGAATGCGGCATCTATCCACTTGGCAAGCATCTTAGCCTCCGTTGGCAATGTCTACAATTTGCTGGACGGTCAGTTGTTCAATGACAGTACCTGAGCCTGGGTAATGCACGCATGACAAGTCTGGAGCCAAAACGCACAAGTCCGCATCATCTTCAGATTTGAATGCGTTGACTGTTTCACCATTCTCTGTGTAACGAACAATCGTCCGAGCTAAAAATTCTTGGGCTTCTTCTTGTGTCATGGGAACCACGTAGGCTGACGCCCCGAAAACGCGACGTGAAGTTTGAACGATATACTTTCTGTTCCCGCTGTACTTCCGCTTCGACCCAAAGCCAAAAAGAACGCAGGGGAAGAGTTCGTAAGCGACTGAGAAGTTGATGTTGCTCGCTTGGTATACTTCCAGGTCAATCCTGCTGCGGTTGTATTTGTCATTGCGTTGGCATGGCAACTTGACAGAATTTGTCCAGGCAGGACTTGGATCACACCTAAAACCCCGACAACACCGGCCTGTGCACCACTGTCGCTACCCGTTCCATCACGGCCGATACCAACCCGTACCTCTGGGTTGTCTTCATTCGATCCATCATAGTGAAGCCCGCTTAAAGCGAATGAAGAATCAGGCAGTCCTGCGGCATTTCCACAAACACCGCATGTGATGACAAGGTTGGAGTTACCTAATCCGCTATTGTCGGTAATCTCAAGGGCGGTCCACAATGTGTTGATATCACCGCATACCCAGCCATCGAAACCAAGTGCCGGGGTGAGATCCCAGCCATACAACACACCTTCGCCGGGCTTATTACACGCGGTTCCACCTTGTACATGTACAGTCCAAACACCTAAAGCGTCTTGACTTGCTCCACCTGCACCCGCATCCAATCGAGTTGTGACGCTGGTCTCAACATTCGACAACTTTGGTTGCCACCACTGCCCAGGCATACGAACTTTGTTGCCCATGATCGCGCTGCTACCATGTCGATTGACAATCGGCCCAGGAAGATTTGGTCGGCGACGGTTCATAACGGAAACCAGATGTCAGGTTGGGCAGAAACCATGGCGTGGAATTTAAATGAAATCGTTTCAGCCGCAGTACCTGTTGCAATACGACCCACTGCTAAGAACAGGACTGGATCATCACCACTGTCCCAGACAATAGCCGTCGCAGAAGACCGTTTCGTATATTTCCACGTCGGAGTGTTGGCCTGACAGGAATGCGTCTGAGCGCTCATGATGCGTCGGTTTGGTCCAACTTCGATCATCCCAATGTAGCCAATGACACCCGCTTGGGCAGCAGAGCCCGAACCCTCACCACCTGTGTCATGAATCCCAACACGAACATCCACGTTTGCGTGTGTGCTGTGGTCCCAGTGGAGCCCCGTCATTGCAAGTGTTTCGCTTGGGAGTCCTGAACCTGTCTCAGTTAGGCCTGTTGCAACATAGAGTTCAGGTACATTTCCCGAACTGAATGTTGTACCTGTAACCTCAACGCACGACCAAAAAGTGAATGGTCGATTAGGACGCATTCCTTTTGCATCTGCGGTATTCGGAAGATCCCAGTAGTAACAGATGCCATCCCCAATATCAGACGTTGAACCAGTATTGACGGTAAACGTCCATGTGGCCCCGGATTGGCTGACACTTCCCAGCCCTGTTGTGCCTTTTACGTTTGCATTCGCAAGTTGGGGCGCAAACCACTCCATCTCTCCTGGTACGTTCGGACGGTTGAGGTGCGAACGACCCCAACGATCAGAAATAAGCCCAGGAACAGTTGGATGGCGGTTAGGCATTAAGCAGTGATCCTGTTCGCATAGCCGAAGAGCAGGATAACGTCTGCCGTGCCCGCAAATGCTTCTATAACTTTAGAATTATTAAGAATCAGACCAGGAATAATCAAAGACAGACCTGATTCAGCAGGAATGGTTTGCTCGATATTTCCCTCATCCGCAGTTGCCGTTCCCCACTCCAGGGTCAGCTTCACAGCAGAAGTGCTTGTATTGGTCGCATAGAGCCAAATTTCATCAATATCAGAAGTGCCGGAAACGGCAGTATGGACAGCAGTTGCACCAGCAGTGTCTGTTCCAGAGACCTGATGCGCCAACCCATTACCACAGCCGGTAAGTACAATTTTACTCATAGTTGCCATTACGAAAACACCTGCATGTGAAGGATTGTGTTCATGTCATTAGCAGCAGCACCACCACCGCCAATGGATGAGTGGTCAGCAGACACGTCCATGAACTGAATAAGATACCAATTAGTTCCGTCAAACGTCCAGGTCGTTACATCACCGTTCGCGGTCGTGATGTCTGTCGAACCACCCTTCAGGTTGGTGCCGGTTACATCGAAAACGACTGCGGCTGTGGAAATGACCGTGATGGTTTGACCAGCCACGCCGCCATCAAACATCGTCAGCGTCTGACCACTGGCGTGGGTCTTGAACAGGTTGCCAGTTGCTACAGATGGTGTCGTGTCGGATGAGCTAAACGTTACAAACGTCTCGCTGGGCCCAGAGAATGCAGCAGAGCCAGCGACATGGAGCGTACAGTCTGGGGTGGCTGTGCCAACGCCAAGACGGTCATTGGTCTCGTCAACAACAACTGTAGGGCTATCGACCTCAAGGTCGGTGAGGATCTGGGATCCTCCACTGCTGTTGAACGCACTGTAGAATCCCATTTCTTCTCCCTATGCTCCACCACCACTGCGCTTGTCTGCCCAATGAAGACGTGCGCTCGCAATTTCTGGATTTCCCGTTGCGTCATCAACGAGAACCCAAAGGTAGCACTTTCCTGCCGTTGTTTGAGCCGTTGGCGCAGTCACCAAAGCATCAAGGGCAATGGACACATGCTTCAAGTTGCTTGTGCTTCCCGATTGCAGTTTCTGACCAGTCGCCTCACCCGTCATCGGGTGATCTTTACCACTGTCCCATGTCAGGAAACATGAGACAGTCGTGGCGCTGTTTGCGTTGGTCAAAGACAGATCAACATGCGACAAGTAGCACGCCTGCGGCATCGCCCGTGAACGAGCATCAACCGCTGCATCCTCATGAAGCAAAAGCCCGTTCCCGTAAGACGCAGTGATTTCGGTTGTCGCGTTGTCGTTGCAAATAAATCCCTGCATTGGGACACCTCCTGCGTCAGGGATTCAGAATCAGGTAGACGGGTTGACGATGTCTACGATGAACATTTCCAACTCAACATCATTGTCGTTGTGGTTAGCAGACCACTGAGAGTCGATTGACAGCACTAGAGCAGCGGTTGTGTCAACGGCTGCGGTTCCAGAAATGCTCGTTGCAATTTGAGACTTAACTGCCTGATCACTTGGCTGAGAGTATGTCCACATTGCGTAGCCAGTTGCTGTTGCTCCAACAGTTCTGAATTGAATGGCTCCGTCAATAACGCAAAAATCACCATCAGCTACGGTTGCATCGTTCGTAGTCAAAAGCTGGTTGTTACTGGCAGGCGTTGTAGTGTTAGCCCCAAGACTCACAAAAATCTGCAATGCGTCAGTACCGTTTACGTCTGAATTCCGCGTAACAGCGCGAACCCGAATCGTAGATCCTGCAACCAAAGTGTTGGCGGGGATCGTATACGTTCCGAGCATTGTGTGAACAGTCGTGTCGTATGTAGAGCCTTCCTTTGCGGCTTGGGCTGTAATCGCATGGGCTTGGCCACCGACGTACATCTTGGCGCCAGAGCCACGGCCATGATCAACAACCAAAGCCAAACCGTGTTCAAGGGCGCGACCGCCCATCAGTGCAGGAATCTTAGACATCTTCAGCCTCCAGGGGCTCAACTAGGTGGACAGGTGATCAGCATAACATGAGGCACAAGTCTGACAGAAAGTCTGATCAAAACTCAACCAAAAGCACAGCATCATTCATCTATAGCAGATTCAGCTTGGCGTTTTTTCTCTACTGTTGCTTTAGACAAATCTCTCAGGGATGAGCGCAAGGCACGCTGAATCTTAGTTTCTTGCGTCTCTACAACATCAGGAACAATACCTATTACGCCCATTGCCTCGCCGGGAGAGAACGCGGCAGGGTCTTCACCAGCAACCAGCTCTGTACGAGGCACCATTGTTTCCGCGGCAACCGTACCGGGTTGTGCTTGTATGTATGTTGACGTACCAGGCAGTCTCACTCGCCTGTGTCGGGGCAAATAATGTGAATCAATGTCATCGAGAAACCCTTCACGGTTTCCGAACTGACGAAATTGATAGCCAACCTCCAGCATGGATTCAACGGCGCCCATGTTTGCGCGATCTAAGCGATCAAAAAGCGTCATCTCACGCCCTGCAAAAGGTAAAGGCGCCATATTTTTCCACATATGGAACAGCAGGGGACCAAGAGATCCGCCGGCTTTATAAGAGACAGTTTCTCCAGGCACCTTTTGATATTCAGGGTCACTTGGCCCCCAAACTTCCGCACCAAACAACTCGTCAACGACGTACCCCCCACTGGGGCCATACCGGTCAAGATTGACGAACCAAGATGGGATAGTGCCTGAACGCCGAAGGCTTCGATTGAAGTAGAAGTTTTGTTCAGTAACAGTGACAATTGGAAGCATTAAAACAGGGTTCGTCATCGAGATAAACTCTCGAAGACCCTGATCACCTTGCTTGGTGCCATGGTAAGCAGCCGCATCGAAAAGGTTCAAGAAAGGCATCATTGCTGTAAAAGCGGGCAATTCAGGCGCATACCAGGCAACTTGCTTGTTTTTCATCCGGTTTAGAACCGACTTCATTGCAAACATGACCGGACGGCTTTCGAAGTAATGCTCTTCAACAAGGACAGGTTCTTCTTCAAGCCAGAGGTTCTTGCTGCCTTTGACCAGGCGCATCTGTGCCAGGATTCTGCCTGGGTTGGTCAACAACGTCTCGTAGAATAAATCCAGATTCTTGCGCTGGAAACTGTAAAACATAAACACAATACGCATGAAGGATTTTTCGAATTCAGTCAGCGCCGAATAGTCCATGCCGATCTTGCGCGCCCTCGCCGCGGCTTGACTGGGAGACAGGCCGCGCTCTATTTCAGAAATCCAGACAGATACGCGGAAGATGTTGTCCATCGCGGTCGCGAATTCCAGAAGCGTTTCCTTCCAGGGTCGATAAACTTTCTTAATGAATCCGGTCGGTGACTTATACCACGGGGCCGTGTCCAGCTTGTCTCGCAGAATCTCATGGACCGCTCTCGCTGATTCAGCCTGAGGGAAGCTGCTTTTCAAACTGTGGGCAATAGCCATATTACCGAGACGATTTGCTGTATATACACGGTAATCTTTCGTGATTAGGGGGCGCGCGTTTGGCTTCCAGCCACCCTCTCCCCACATTCTGGAAACAACAGCACCGACCAAATTGGAGTTCTTGGTAACCAGGCTTGTCCCCATCCTGGCCATGGTCGGAACTGCCTGCGCTGTAATTTTCCCCGCCTTTACCGCCCCAAGGCCTTGATGAACAGCCGCAGCAATTCCCATAAACGCGGCCATGTAGTACGGTAATTCAACCAGACCGGTCCCCGTTGTCATGTGCTGCTTCATTCTGGAGTGCGTCAACGGATTCAGCTCAAAAACGGTGTCAACGGCTTGAGCCAGTGTCAGCTTCGCCTTCTCGGTCGGGCCCAGGTCTTCTGGAATAAACTCAGGGCCAAGCTCTGTTCCTAACAGGCCCTTCTTGGTAGCCTTTAGGCGCCCCTTAGCGGCTATATCCTGCGCCTTACGTGATTTTGCTCCCGTCCAGGCGTAGCCGATTTGAGACAGCCTATTGGTCATCTCTTCAATTTCTTTGATGGCGGCTTCCGGCAGTAAAGTAGTGCTCCCGTCAGGGAATGTGTGTTGTTGGAAACCTGATTTTGCGTACTTGATTCCCCATTTTTGAACATACTTATGCGCAACCGTGTAGGCCTCAAGATCATCATTGTTTACGGTCAAGCGCCAGTCAGGTTGACGCGGTGGTTTTGGTCGCGGTGTTTGAAGCCTTCTTTTCTCAGGTTTTCTGATTGCTTGATAATTAAAGCTCATGATCTGATTGATGTGGTGATGCACATTCTCAACGAATGCGATTCGATCAATCGACGTGTCAGGTGAGAAGCCGCGGTGTGAGGTCAGTTCTCGGACATCTCCCGTGTACCCGTACTTTGCCAGGTTGTGCGAAAGCACAGTCAAGATTTCCATGAACCGCATCCGCATGATCATTTCAAGAATCGCCGTTGCGGCGTCATACTCATACCCGCTAACAATCAGGCCCTTTTCTTGAGCCAGATTGATCATCTCCATGAATCTGCCTTGATAGAAATTCTGATAAATGCTGATCAGCTCATACTCATCAAGGTTCTTCACAATGCTAAGATCATCGGCTCCAGACAAGGATATTGCCAGATTTTCGGCCCGAACCAATACTTGTTTTTTACGGCGAACAAGCCCATTGTGAATCACCCGGATCGCATCTGACACCGCATATCTGTCATTGTCAGACAGTTCCACCAAGCGGTCAGGATTGGTTGGGTCAATGTAAGATCGAATAATATCCAATGCTTGACGATCTTTTGGATGCAGCCCCCAGTATTCAGTCAAGTACCCCTGGATGTTGTCCAGCTTTCTAACCAACATCTGAAGATCGAAACCTTCATCCAATTGATCAATTTTGATGTCAAGTTCTTCTTGGGTTTTGAACCTTAGATCTTCACGGCTGATAACTCCAGACAGATCTCTTTCCATTTCTAAAATCGGTTTCAGGTCAGAAAGGGCAACAGGTGCATTGAGGTGCTCAATCAAGTGGTCATACAACTCTTGGACTGTTCCTTCCTTGTTGCCTTTTCTCCATTCAGAAACCGCACGAACAAAGAATCGTGGATTGTCTTCACCCAGCCGAAGCGAGTTGTTTATGAGGTCCCGAACCGCTGGGTCCATCAGGTCTTTGCCAAATTCTGGCACAATGAACAAATCGCGGAATTTCCTTCTGACGTTGTCGATTGATTTAAACAAAGCCCTGTTGTCAACTTTGTCGAAAACCTCGCCCACATACCGAGTAAAGGCGAGGGCCAAGGAACGGCTCATTCGATCATCGTATCGATTGACTCGTGCAGCCACGCCTGCGCTTACATCAACCAGAACCTCATGAATGTTTTGCCAGTCGGCAACCGCAATCTTTGTGAAGTCACTTTGACGGAAAAACCTGTCAGGCAGAATGTTGCCCATTGGTTCATTTGCCAGCTCATGTACCAAACGCTTGATGCGAGCAGCCTGAGGCGGATCAAACTCAATGTAGTCGGCCTCATCAAGCAACCGTGCGTTGGGGTCTTCCTGCATGTAAGATCGAACAAGTCCGGTAGCATCGCCCCTGCTGACCAATTTGATTCGCTTGACAAGCTGCTTGGCGTTTTCACCAACAGCATCCATCAACCGGTCAGTGACATCTTTTTTGATTCGGGACACCCTGCTTGCTGGAACAATCGTCCGAATCGTCATCCTCACTACGTTTTCTGCACGCTGACTTCTCTTAAACCGCTCCGCTGCCTCTAAGCCCATAGAGCGAACAACAAGCGCGATTGCGTCGATCTCGTCTCCAGCCTTCACGCCAAGCTCTTGTCGCAACGACTCCTCATCGCCCATCAACCGCATACCCGCACGCCTTCGACCGGCTTTTCCGACCGGTGATTCAAGAACCCGCTCAGCCATGGCTGTTGGCACCATTTCAGGTGAAATGTTCTTCAGTCGAGTGAACACATCCGAAACAATCCCTTTCGACACTTCTTTGAGAAAATCATCTGCCGACAAGGGGGGACCGAGCTTTTCGTCACCTCCTTCCAGTCGGAGCCTTAAGTCACGTCCTTCCAGTCTTTTCAAAACATCTGAAATGATCCCGTCCATTAAGCCTTGGATTAGATCATCAGGCAATTCTACTGGGACTCTCGAATCTGCCATAAGTTTACGAATAGCAGTATCAGCAATATCAGACGCAATGCGTTGAGCTACTTGCCGATCCCGTAAACGAAACACCTTCATCAGTGGAGTCAGTCCAGATTTGTCATCCGCTTGCGAGACGGTCCTGGCGACATATCCCTCGATGGACTTTTTCACGCGGCCAGCAACCGAACGCTTCAACTGAACGACTGGTCGCTTTTGAGTCTTCTTCAAAACGTCGTCGGTGATCTTTGCGGCAGGCATAGCCAGCAGCTCGGACGGCCTGTACAGCTCATCCCAGAACTCAGCCAGGTGCTTCGGCAAATTGTGACGCTTCTGACGGATTAGGCGCCAAAGATTGCGAAGCTCACCGTGAAGCTGACCAATCAGTCGATTCACGCCTGGATTGTACGAAGCCCTCTTGGTTTCCCACCATTGAGCAAGGGCATTAGCAAATTGTTCGTGTCCAGCGTCAGTAAGTCGCCCGTTTTGGTCTGTATCAAAAAAGCGGAATAGCCAGCTTCGCCACTTGTCACCCATAATGGCCTGCAACAAGTGTCCATTTTCATGAGCAAGTGTATCAAAGCGCCCAGTCGAGAAAAGGCGAAGTAGATACGAGGCCGTTCCAGACTCGTCCGTTCGAACTTCGAAACTGCCGCGTGGAGAATCCGGCCCGCCGTCGTAGCGAATCGATGTTGGAAGAGCAGGCTTGGCCTCAGTCGGAGCTATCCGAAAGGCATCCGCGAGGACATCAAGGACTGTATCATCTGGTTGAACTCCGAATCGCTCAATGGCTCTGTCGTAGGCTGCGCGGTTGACGCTTGGGTGCTCGTACCAGTTTCCTCCAGCTTCTTGGGAGAGTCTGGCGAGGTACTTTCCTGTTGGTTCTCCTTCTGGCTGCCGGGGGAGGATTCGTTCTTCTGGGGAGAGTTTTTTGAGGACATCTTTGGCATGGGATTTAATCTCTTTTTCGAATTTATTTTTTGACTTTAGATCAAACCCAAAGATTCGACCATCGGAGGTGGCGGCAGCAAGTATGCCGTTTCCGTGGACAGGATCCAGAGCATGCAGATCTGCTTTCGGGACGTTTACATAATAGAAACCCAGGATGGGTGACCTCTGCTCACCCATCCGAACATAGACACCACGATAGGGTGATTCCAGCCCAAACATCTCTTTGACCAGCGCCTCGCCAGTGGAATGCGAGATGAGCTGCTGGTTCGCCGCTACCCATGTTTCCCAATGGAAGCGACCAATGGAAGCATCTTCTGGACGGCCCAATTTCTTATAGACTTCGGGTACGATCTTATTAAGGGCGCCTTCCACGGCCTCATAGAACAGAAGACCGCGGGGCCCATCAAATACCGACGCAAGACCTGGTTTTTGGGACCATGGCCGAAATGATGCGGTGCTTTTGTATCCACCTTTTGGCGCCTGCCATCCAGTGTTCAGACTGCCGGGATTTCCGTATTCATTGGCCCGATTCGCGTAGTCATAGATGTGCCTGGTCTGCCATACATCCAAAACAGCCGTATCGGGTCGCCCTGCCATCAAAGCGACAAAGCTCATCACTTTGTTTTGAATGCCGACCCCCTGGCTCATCGTCCAGAATTGCCGGCGCACTTCGCTTCCAGACAGATTTTGGTCGGACATCAGTCTATGTATGGCCTCCAGTTTAGTCATGCCTGGATACCGATCATGATTTACAGGCAACCGCTCGCTCATCCGCCTCAAGAACAGATCACCAAACGCATTGAGATTCATCAACGCCTGTGTGCCTGGAGAGCCCGAATACTTGTTAAGATTCACGATGGCCCGAGCACGCTTCCGCCAGGCGGCTTGCCAAACGTCATCCCATTCGCCGCGCAGAGCGACATTGATGAATTCGTCTACGCCAGCATTGACGGCATCAATGAATCCTGCCTCTTGAATCCAAACAGAAGAATTTCGGCTGAGCATGCCCCACAGAAACAGCTTCGCTGTATGGCGCGGTTGAGCCCGCCCGGCGGCATATGCTTCGCCAAATTTCTCAACAACACTAAAGCCTTCATTTACAGCGCTCTGCTGTTCAGCCGTGAGGTTCTCTTTCAGGAAATCAACAACCGCATCAGGGTTGTTGTAGTATTCGATCATCTTATACGGGGGCTTCACCACGTTCTTATCATTCGTGGCGTTAAACCAGAACTTCTTCCATTCGGCTTCACTCGAAAGCATCTTGCCTTCTGGCCAACGCTCCAGCAAGGCATCGATTTTAGCTAATACATCGTCACCACGGCGGGTCGGATTCAATGGAAGGGCCTTTTCCTTCACGCTGTCACGGGGCTTGAACCTCGTCTTGATCGCCATCGGGGCCGGAACAGCAGCGAGAACCTCAATTCTGAACGCCTCACGAATCCGTCTACGTTCTTGTTCTGGTAGAGCCTCACGCTCGGCCTTGGGCATCTTTGCGTACTTGGCCAGCGCCTTTTTTCCTATGGGAACAATTGGCGTCTGCTTGGAATCCAGAAACGCCTCAACGTCTTGGTCCGTGAATTCGGCGCCTTCATGTTCAGCCAGGTCGCGTGTAATTTTTGGCGGGACTGGCGCCTTGCTGGGTAATGGCTCTACCATTCCCGCTGGAGGGGCCACAGATGGTTCCCCTTCTCTGGGGGCCGTCAAAAGATCATGCTGAATCCTCATGGCCTCAGAAAGCGCGTTTCTGTCTGTTTTCGCGATTCCGAGCGCATCAGCCACCCACGAAAGCAGCCGGCTCCAAACCGACTCCTGGGTGTCAACGAACACGATGTCTTTCAATATTGACTGGAATTCTGGATTAGAAAACGCTTCAGCAAGAAACTCCTTTGCGTTTTTCAATCCATAAGGAAGGGTTCTCACCACCGGTTCATCGTCAACTATAAGTTGTTCCAAATAGTCAACTTCCTCACCGAGAGTCTCTCTTCTTTCTTCTTGCCTCAAGTAGCCATCAAGCCTGTCTCTGACGTACTCCCAAAGATGATCCAACTCTATAGAGGCTTTTCCCAATGGGGTTGACGGGCCCTCACCTAAGCCTTCGTTGTACCGCATTACGGTTGCTGCATGGACCAGCTCATGGAGCGCGGTTTTTTCCCAATCGCCAGACCGCAGCTTTTCATTGGGTTGATATAGATCGATATGGGGACTAGGCCGACCCGGCCCGAGCCAATAGTATATTCCCGTCCAACCCTCTGGATGCGCGGCCTCTGTGGTTTCTATCGATACATCATCGGTGATGAACTCTTCAATATATGCAGCGATGGCCCTTATTTGATCGGTTGTTCCGTTCTCTTTTATCCAGTAGACAGCCTCTTTTGCGCTTTTCCACTGCTTGGCTGCTTTTCTAAATTTAAGATTTGAATCAGCACGAATACTGGGCGGGATTGGCATGGGTGTACGGATCGCAGGACGTGCGCCATTCCAGAAAACCCTGGAATCTAAGCCTCGGTAAATCAAATTGTAACGATGTAGCGCACGTGAAACGTCACTTGAGTCCGCATCTCTTACAGCATCAACCAACCGAAGCGCCTCTTCGGCAGCTCCACCAGCCTGAAGAATCCTTGCTTCAACGGCCTTCCAGTCGATAGTGTCGTCAACTTCAATAAATTCTTTGAATAAAGAATCGATAAATTCATCACTGAAAACATCGCCTATATCGTCAAGAAGTCGTCTGGCCTCACCAAAAGCGACCTGCCTGAATGTTTTAATCGCAGGAAGAATCTTCTCTTGGTATTCCTTGATGGAGCCGATTTCGGTCAGTAGTTCACGGGCCTCTTCATAAATCGCCCGATCAACATCGTTTAGTTCTTGGTCCTTGAGACCCATGAACCGTGAAAAGTCTGCTGGTGTATTGAACGCCCTGCTTACCACATCTGTTGATACGCGCTTCTTAATGCCATCGGCCTTTATCCTTGCTTGTACTCGATCTTTTCTCTCTTTTTCTCGCTTAATCACGGCCCGTTCTGGCCCTGTATACCGAGACAGACCTTTGGTTTGAGATTCAAACCTATCTTCGGCCTTAGCATAGGCGTCGAAAACTGCTTCATCGTTCGCCAGAGTGAGTGCAGACGCCTTGCGGAGGACTGTTCGCTTTAACGCTTGAGCCATCGGAGAGACCCACTTGTACTCAATGGACAGTTCAGAACCTATCGGTAAACCGCCACGGCGAACTTGATATTCGCGATTGATGCCACGAAACAGTGAGGTCCATTCATCCGATTGAAAAATAGAATGAAGTTCAGCATTGAGACCGAGCTGTGTTTTGGTGTCTTTGAGGCCCTCAATCAATCCGTACAAATCGCTCCGCCGAATGTTTTTCTGATCAAACCGCTCAATCACGCCCTCATAAACATCTTCTATCGTCCATGGTTCTCTGTCCAAAAGATGCGACTTTTTGAGGCTACCCTTATCTGAAATTAGAGGCTCAATATCTTTAAGTGCAGCCCGAAGAGCATCTATGGCGCCTTCTGGAATCCCTTTAAGTACAGCGCCTTCTGGAACTTGAGTGAGATCCTGAAGGATTCTTTCTATGTTGTTGAGGTCACTCCAAACGAGGCGTTCTGCCATTTTGACCTGTTGACTAAAAATACCCCCAATGGCCCTGATCGCATGCCAGGGTGTATATTCAAATCGGCCATATTTGGTTTCAGCCGAGAGGCGGGTTCCCATTGTTGCGGTTTCAATCAATTGACGAATGCTGCCGTAGCCACTCTCAACATCGAGATCTTCCGGCCTGTTGGCGTTCCAGGCTCTCTCAAGCGAGTTCTTGACCCACGATGCTGACTCAAGCAAATAGTTCGGCCATGCTTTCGGCAGCTCAGGGGGCTTGTCAGGGGGCTTAAGGATAACTTCCGGGTCAAGCGAAGGCAGCGGATCTCTGGCGCCCTCGACGCGCGGGGATGTCAGCCAGTCGGCGGGGCGCTCCATAAGCTCTACATCAACAACAATCTTCTTTTTGCCCATTCCGCGCAGGGCTTCAAGACGATGCCGACCATCCATGATGCTGTGGAATGTTCCGTCTGCATTGATGGCGACTCTTGGCGGGGCCATAGGTTTACCCGACTTAATGAACTCAATCGCTCCTTTCAGTCTTCCGCTTCCCCATAGTTTCTGTACAGGAATGTCATCGATGTTGACGACACGGGGCTCTATGTATTCCAATCCGGCAAGGGTTCCTGAGTCTTGACGCATCAACTCTTCTACGTCATGACCCATTTCTATGATCTCGTCGCGCATTTCCCGAGCCCGGTCTGCCCGAGATCGATACGACACACCCTCGACTTCAGTCACCGCTTCAACTGGTTGACCTAAGACCTCGACGCGGGCGGGGGGCTCTACACCCTCTGGCGTTTGAAAACGAGCACCAGGCCCAGGTTGACCGCCAACCCGATGGTTAATCTTTTTGAAGAAATCAATCGGGGTGACGATGTCAGGAATCATATCGTCAGATGAATGAGCAAGCGCCTGATGCTCAAGAAGCGCAAGATGTATGACCAAGTCCTGGTCCGTCAGGTTCCCCGCTTTGATGTATTCGCTCAGCTCATCCTTTACGCGCAGATACTCAGGGTCTTTGCGCATACTCATTTCAGTCGGGGTTCCGTGCTGTAGAAACCGCTGCAAATTTCCCGTGTAAAGAGAACGGCGACCTTTCATTGCGTTGTTGAAGGTCTTGATAAATTCTTCTGTGTCCTCAACGCCCGTCTCTTTGAGTCGGTTCTCGAAGGCCTCCAACCGATACCCACTCATGCTGTCCAGGGGGCTGATCCCCAGCTCGATCATCTTTGCAGCCAATTGCATTGTTGCGTTGTTGACCGCAGAAACCGCGTCCAAGTCTTCCTTTTTCTGAGGGTCTAAGGCGGCTTCTTCTGGTGGCTTCACAACCCTTTGATAAATCTCAGGTCCGACATACGCTGACATCATGTGCGTAGCCATAGACAGCTTACTTGTAATCGGGGCGCCATCTAATGCTTGAACCGCCCTTTTGGCTGCAACCGAACCCCGCAATGCGTTTGCGGATCTTCTTACGCCAAACCCAAGCGTTCTGAAAATTGGAGATTCCCAAGGAACAAGGAAGTCCGCCGAAAGACCGCCAAGCATTCCATACATCCAGTAACCTTCACCAGGCCTGCCTCCGTTTGCCATCATGGCTCTTCGCGTTGCCATCATCGCACCAGAGTCACCAGTAGCCACGTTAGCCAGGCTTTCCGCCATCCAGCCGGTCAAAGTCAACTCTTGATTCTTGTCTTTGACTCCAAGTACCTGATTCAGAGAATCGCCCGCAAAAACCGGAGCATCCATCAAAAGCTGTAATTGCGGCTCCATCAGCAGGTCCGCACTTCTCATGACCCGGCTCATGGTCCCTTCAATCAAGTAAAGCTGATTCCCTTCCCGAACAGTGGTTGTCATATAGGAACCAACCGACTCTTCGAGCTTTGTGGTCGGAGCCGCACGTTCAATCATGCGTCCAGTTGTCTCGATGACTGATGCCGTATCAGGAACAGATTCAGCGAACTTGAAGTTCATTGAAACCAAGGTTCCAAATTTCACCTGATTCAGCCAGTTTTGGACTTCAGACAAGTCCACTTCATCTTCGACATCATCTCCAGCCAAATCGAGTATCGTCTCAGTAATCCAAGGCCAGTCCGATGTGCCGTAGGCAGCATTCATCGCCTTGCCAAGGTTGCGGTCGTACCTCGCCCAAGATTCATAAGTCTTACGCTGTTCCGGTGTTGCCTCTTGCAAAATATGAACAAAAAGACGCACATCCGGCATCCGTGTGGGTCCGCCATACTCCTGCCTGAGACTGCCTGGAACATCCACATATGAGACATTCTGCATCTGATCTAAAAGAATTCCAGAAACGTTCGAGTCTGGATTTTCCTTCGCATACCGAACAGTTTCCATCAACTGAGCCCAAGCATCCGACCACTTGGCTTCTGAAGTTCGGACTCTGCGCTCTAAATAATATGCGCCCCTTTCCTCAGGGGTCATGAAAGAAGCGCCGGCAACGCGCTCAAAGAAATCGTTGCTCTTTTCATGAAATTCTCGATAGAGCTGAGCCATCGACTTCAACGCTGGAACGCCTTCTCGCTCCTCATCAGACGACAATGCGGTTGTGACAAGCAGTGCCGGCAACTGCATAGGCGAAACGGTTGCAACGCTTGACGGAGGCAGCGATTCCATTGCCTCAATCTGACGAGCAAGCGGAATCCCGGCAGCGAGAATGTTGTCCATTGCGGTAGCTGATTCAGGGTCCGTATCGACAAGCTCCTGCCGCGCTGACCGGATCTTCATATTGGCTTCTTGAACGCCTTTTGCCCACTCTTCAACTTCAGCATCTGCCTGTTCAGGCGTCTTGCCGTCCATATGGACCTTCTTCTGCTTCAATACATACCGGGCTCCCTCAAAAGCCTGCGCCATACCTTCGGCAGTAAGCTCTTCCGCCATATTGCCTGCGCGGGAAAGCTCAGTCACATCCAGGGTTCGGTTGAAAAGGTCCGCCAAGTAGCCTGGGTCGTCAATCTCGTGAGCCAGAGCTGTTCCACCAGCAGCGCCACCCATTGCTCCAACAATCCAGCCGCCAGGAATCTTCAGCCGGGAAGCCAAAACAGAACCACCCGCTGCGCCAACTATGGCTAATTCTTCCGCAAACTCAGGAACGTCAGGAAGGTCCCCCTCTGTGATCTCTTCCTTAAAGGCCGGCTGCGTGACTCCGATCATTACATCTTTGAGGCCCCTGAGAAGCTCTCCAGACTCCTGCGCTTTATCCAGGGTCTCTTTGTACTCCGCTTTTCTTTTCGCGGGTTCATCAGGATCAATAGGCTCGGTGACTGGCAGCACTCTCGGCCCAAAGACTGTCTTACCTTTTTCGATCGTGGCGCCGGGCGTCTCGTCGCCTGGGATTCCCTCTATAAATCGAAACCCATCCTCTGCTTCCCGAACCCTTAAATCAATCCATTCGTCAGATTTGGTCGGGTTATCCACCTTGAGGGCTGCTCTGACCTGCTCGCCAAGCTCACTAATGCCCGCTTCATAGGCCTCACGGAGGTCTTCGCCTGTCCTTATTTCAAAGCGCGGATCAGGAGCGGGGCCAAGAACTTCTGCCGTTTCTTCAGTGACCTCGGTTCCCTCAAGCGTCTCTTCAGCCATTACCGCCTCCGTGTTCAGAGATTGTATCAGCCGAGCGGAGTTTGTTCACCTCATGGCCCCATGGCGTCTACAAGCTCATCGGTGCCCTGTTGGTTTTGTAGATCCCAGGTGGGGGCTAGTCCTTGATTGTCCCGAATCACCTTCAACGCTGCATCATATTTACCCACATATTTTCTGGTCTCAGGGTGAAGTCCGCGATCATCACGGTTCTTGGTTTTAAATTCAGCGCGAGGATTTCGTAATGCCACTGTAAGGTTTCCTGGGCCGGTATTGTATGCCGCAGCGGAAAGTCTCCACGCATCTTCCTCAGAGTCTGCGTGAGAAGCGAACTTTTTGTGCAACATCTTTAGATACCGGGCCGCAGCATCAGCCTGTTCTCTCCAGTCTTGATAGTTCCTCGGATCAATCTTGAGATCTTCGCTGGCGGTTTTTGGCATGATCTGAAACATGCCTTGAGCACCAGCCTTGCTTATCGCTCCTGGCTTGAACCTGGATTCAACCCAAGCAATACCCTGCAACATACCTGGGGGAAGGCCGTACCTTTCCTCTATACGGAAAAAGTGGTCCCTCATTTCCTTGGGAACCCTCTCATTAAAGAGTCCATCATAGTTTTTCTTGTAGCCAAGGATGTACTTGTCTGGGCTATCAAAAGCTCCAGCTTCATCTAAAACCGTCCCACCAACACCACCAACAACCCTGGGGCCCGACTCGCCTGGCTCTGGCTCGACATCTTCCACGGTCATATCGCCAACTGCGCTTTTGAACTGGGGCTCGTCGCCTTCCATCCGCATCTGGTCCACTGCGCTTTTGAACTGAGGCTCGTCGCCTTCCATCTCTTCGCTCGTGGCTTCCCCGATTTTTGTTTCTCCAGCATCTTGCTCAAGTGGAACATCAGATCTGGCCCACTCCAGGGCCTGCTGCAACGCGCTTTCTGATGGCCCAATGTTCTGCAACGCTCGATTAGCCGCGCCTGCTTGAGTCTGGTAACGGGCCTGGTTTGCTTTTTCGTTTTCAACTTGTTGGATGGATTTCTGAAGTTGAGATTGTAGGTCTGCGATCTTCTGGTCGTGCTTTTCCTTCGCCTGTTGATAGGCGGCAACCTTCATGGTCTCTTTGTCACGATCATCTTGTCGAACAATTTCTCCATGCCGACCCAGTGTTCGTTCGTCTTTCCAGTGACCAGCAGCTTTCATCCTTGCAGAGCGGTCGTTAAAACTTGCCAATTCATCATCAATTTCTTGCTGTAGCTGACCGGCCACAGGGCCAAGTTGGGCGATATTTTTTCTGCTTTCGGTAGCCATCCGGCCATAATACTTCCTCGCGTCTTCCGTGCTTTTGCGCTTTTGCGCTAAGTCCAAGACCTGTTGACGCTGATCCCGTTGCGACATCAGTCCAAAACCAGGGATTACATTCTCAAGACCCGCGACCGCCTCATCTGACAGTGCCGGCATAGCCTCGGCTGGAGGCGGCGGCTCTCCCGCGGCCAATGGCCCGACTGGAGGCGGGGGAGTGTCAAACAAGCCATCAAACTCTTTTTTAGCTGCCTTAGCCTCAGCCCCAGAAGCCGCAGTGTAGAACGAGTCCTGTAGCTCAAGGTCAGTCGCGTCAACTACACGATCTGAAAGCGGCACAGGAGCCTGCTCCGGTCCAAGTCTTCCCGCCTCGCGGGCTAGTCTTCTTCCTTCACGCACAGCTTGACGCTGGCCTCTTGCTGCCTGCCGGGCTTTAGTCAATTCTTCCTGACCCGTTCCAAACACTTCTCCAGCGGGCTCTGCATCTTCTACGGCAAGGTCTTCTGGAGCAACTTCGCCGAATTCAAATTGTTCCTCTTCAGGAAGAGCGCCTTCTGTATCTTCTACGGCAATCTGTTTCGGAGCAACTTCGCCGAATTCAAATTGTTCCTCTTCAGGAAGAGCGCCTTCTGTATCTTCTACGGCAATCTGTTTCGGATGAACTTTGCCGAATTGAACCTGTGACACCGATTTGGCCGGATCGATTGGATCCAAGGCGTCAAATGGCACACTCAAGTCTAATTCAGCGAGCCTACCCATGAAGTTACCGAAAACGCTTGTGCCTGCCTGGCGGGCCTCTCTTGCTTCCTGGCGCTCACCGATTCGTTGTAGCTTCGCCGCATGACGAGCCGCACTTGTTTCCTGGCGCTCACCGATTCGCTCTCGCTTCGCCTCATGGCGCTTACCGAACCGTTCTGTCCGCCGCTTGTATCGATCAAGTGCCGGTGACACTTCACGGAAACCGGACGGAGCCATATACTCGCCGTAATACTGCTGGCTCCTATATGGGAGACCGGCCATCCTCATCAATTCAGCATGCTGTCGCGAGGCGCTCAATTGTGAAGGTGCTGATTCCCCAGAAAAATCAATGTTGCCCATCTTCTCAGCTTGTTCAAAAAGCTTAGCAGATGTGCTGTCTTTGGCCATTTCGTCAATTGCCGCAGTTATGTCAGCTTCGCTATAGACCGGAAATTCAGACTGAATGTAGGGACCAGGCTCCTGACCAGCAAAAAAATCAGCCTTTAGCCCTTGGGTGATTGAATCGTCTGCACCATGCTCCTCCATCATTGCGTCATAGATTATTCGATTCAAAGCGAGCTTCTTGGCTCTATATGTATTTGCATCTTTGCTTTTTAGGTCTCCCACGATGTTCCCTGACATCCTTCTCAATTGGCGTAGCGCGGTATCGGTATCGGGCCAGGTAGTGCGCTTGTAGTCCCTTAAAACCTTATCCACGGCGTCAATTTGTTTCTGAGTCAACTCAAGACGCTTTTCATTATCTACGCTAATGCCTCTCAGTTGGTTGGAGAGTTTTACCTCCCGATCCTGTTCGGACTCTTTCAGTGAGCCCGCTGTCCTGATGAGGGAGGGGCCCATTGTTTGGAAGAGCCTGGCTTGCTGCGAAGCTGGAGAATACTTCTGCTGAGCCTCCCACCTCTTCAGGGCGTCTGCATCGCTGAGACCACCCAGCGAATATTGCGAAGCTGCCGATGGCTGTGGCGACATAAGAATTTGAGCCAGAAGCTGGTCTGCGACTGTTTTTGTTTTTGCCATGACTATTTCCTATAGGAGCTTGTACCGACTGGGGGGGGTCGATGATGCCCCAGTGCCACCAAGAGAATACTTGCCCGTGTTAGGATTGAAGTTTTCCATCAACTCATCATCTAGATGTGTTGGACTGATCCTCTGGGCTCTGGAACGCGCCCGTGCTGCCCGCCGCCCGTACCCGGCACCAGCACGCGATGGCGCCTCACCCATTTCGGCCATCGTTCGAGCCGCTTCTGGGTCAACATCAAAACCGGCCCTCTTGGCCGCTGTCTTTTGCGCCTCAAGCTGTTTTCTGCTTAGCTCCTCAGCCCTGCCGGTCGCTTTCTGGGCCGCAGCTTCCGCCGACAATGGTTTCCCAGTTTTCAGGGCTGCGGTTGCTGCCATCAGGCCTGTCTGTAGCGCCCCAACAGCAGACTCTCGCCTTCTTTTCCTGAATTGCGCGTCTGCTTCCTCAAGCTCTCGACGGCGGTCAATCTTCATCTGTTCCTTGTGCTGCCTTTCTTGTTCAGCAAGCCTGGAGCCCTCACGAAAGAGATCCGCCATCTGCCCGCTGGCCTCTCGTCGTTCTCTGACCTGTGAGGCCGCAGATGTATCTCCGCGAGCGGCCAATCCAGCCTGTAGCTGCTGTGAAAACTCCCTTGCCCCGCGGAACATGCCTGGTGGCATTTCTCTACGGATAGGGCCTTGCCCTCTTAATTCCTGCAACTCTTCGTATTGTTGTCTCTCAAGGGGTGTTCGAAACACTCCCAGGCCTGATTCGACGAGAGTTGGAGCTGCCGTCATCCCAATTCCAGCCAATTGCCGAAGACGCAAGACTTCCTGGTTGTACGCCGCCTGCTCCGGGGAACCCAGATACTGCTGGGCGAAGCCTTGTGAAGCCCGGTCCATCCATGGGGGCTGAAGGCTCTGCTGCGGATACGAGCCAGGCTCGATTGGGCGCCCATAGGCGTCTACCGCTAAACCGCTAATCATCGGATCGAATTCATATGCCATGTTTGATTCCTCAATTACCCGATTCCATAAAGGTCTGCGTTGAATCTATCGGTGAGCGTTGCACCACCGACATTCATCGCCTCAACAATTGGGGCGTCTGCTTCACCAATCTGAACCGGCCTTGGGGAATCAGCCCTCTTGGCCAGCTCTGCTGCTTCTTTATTGAAGCGTTTTTGCGCTTCTTCTGCTCTTTCTTGAGCTTGCTTTTCCAACGCTGTAATCGCCTTCTGTTCTTTCATTGCCTTCTTCGCGCTCACGCCACCCATGATGGCTCCAGCAACCAAGCCAACGCCAGCGCCAATAAGCGTGCCAACAACCGGAACGGCACTGCCCATTGCCGCACCCATCATCATTCCGGTAGTCGCCCCGGTTGCGCCCGTCTTCAGTCCGGTCACAGCGGCCTCTGACCGCATCGCTTTTCTTTCGGCTTCTGTGAAATCAGTTGTAAGGTCTTTATCAGCCATTTGAGTCCCGCCGTCTTAGGATACCATCCTATCCGAATCGTTTGACTGGTGCAGTCAGCCCATAGTAGTCCACGATGATATTTCGGGCAGATGCGCTTGCGGGAGCGATTGCAATGACCGGCGCAAGCGCCTGTGTAGAAGCGGGAATGTTTGTTGTAACAACCGGGCCAACGTCTTTGTTCTCAACTTGAAATTGTATACCGCTGCGTGTTCTGCGCCATCCAAGGGTTGCGTACTTCGTGTTTGCCGCAACCTTTAAATCTACCTTTGTTTCTGCTGTTCCTTTTCGGCAGACTCCGAACCAATTGACAGCAGTTGCTGTTGCTCTGGCCGCAAACCCTATTCCATGGGCGGTGTTTGACCCGGCAGCATCAGGTATAACGGTGGCGCTATAGAATAGACCGGCCCAGATATTGACTTGAGTCAACGTTCCGTCCAGTTTGATTTTTATGAACAGCCTCGCTCCGACCGGAGGTGGGCCGTAAAACGGACATGTTGTTGTTTGGCCCTGATGAATCGCAATACCGTTTCCTGACGATCCTGCTGTAGTCAGCTTAATCATCCCACAATCCAGCCAACCAGACGCAGAAGGGCTTACCGCAGCAACGGATCCGCCGCCTGAGCCAATATCAGCAATGACCCACCCTAATCGACCGACTTCGCCCGTCTCGGCAGAAGGAACCTCGAAATCATCCCACAACCTGTAGCCGCTCTGCTGCGACAAAGTGACACTTGTAGGCGTCAGGTTGCTTGCGCGAACAATCGGCCTTGTAAGCCTTTCGCGCTTTCGAGACTTTTTGACCGGTCTTGATTTAACTGAACGGCCACCACGCCATGACATCAACCGCTCCCGCTGTAGTTGGTGTGAACATCGACCACCATTGATCTCACATCAACAATAATCTGGCCAGTATTTTGGCCAGCCGTAGCCGTTAATGGCTTGACGTAAACAGCAACGCTGTGCATTCCCTCGTCAAGCTCTTTGTGACAAATCATAGACACGTTCTTTCGAGCCAGGAAATTGGAAAACGTCCTGATACCAACACCATCTACACCTGTAGCTTCAGCCCAATCAATAAACCGATTATCAGGGTCAGACGCCAGGCAGACTTCACGAACAGTTCCATCAACTTTTGGGCCATCGTTAAAAGCCAACCATAGGCGAGCGCATTGCGTTCCATCATCCTCGAAAGCTGAAGGTTGCCAAGTCGAAGACGAAGACGAATAATTTCCAATCATTGGGTCGTTATCTGTAGATACCTGCGATCTTTCCGGTAAATTTCCGCCTTCTTCATAGACGTACAAGTTGCAAAACACTGAAACCTTGCAGTCATCTCTTGGCACATAGAAAGTGACGCCAAGCCCAGGGCAGGCGTTGTCTGTCTTTGTGTGATTAGAGTGGAAAAACGCCTGATGCCCATAGCCCTCAGGAGTCATTCGGTAGTGAACGTCTCCAGTTACCGCGACCATTCTTGGGCTGGGAGCACCGTAAAACTCAGGTTTATAAATGTACTCACGAGTGATCCAATTTGTGCTGGATGTGAGATCCGAAGCCTCAATGTCCTCATTGATAAAATCTGAAATTTCTTGCAGTTTGTCTTGTATGTCTGATGCGCTGACTGTGTCGCCAGGTGAGAAATTAGTGAATGTCGTCGGCATTTCTATCTCCCAAACAATTCCACATAGAGGTACGGCGCAGAAAACGTGATGTCCAAAGTCGGATGAAGGTTTTGTTTAAGAAACAAGCCAAACCAAACTGTACTTGAGCTTGAACTCGTAAACTTGTGGGCAATAGTCGTAATGCCCCTGAAGACAACTCCAGCCCGCGCAATCTCAAACGGCCTGTCTTCGTGTTCATCACTATCTGATCTACTGCCTGAGACTGAGGACCCATCGCCTTTTGCTACAGATTCATGAAATTGGAAGTTTCGTTTCGTCTCGTCAATCAAGGTCCAAGTGGAATTGTCTGTAGAATATCCAATCGCCACCTGTCCGTAAGGTGGGTCTTCCGAATAGTCACTGGCCCCTAATGCTATCTCAAACGATGCCCTGACAATACAGGTAGTAGTGCTGTCAGACAGGTCGAAAGAACCAACCATCATCTGATCACCACCAATAAAATTGGGAACCGAAAAATAATCGCCGTTGTGAGTCGTATAGCTTGAACTGCTAAAAGAATTTAGGTCCAATCGAACCGCGCTTGCTTCAAAACACCCGCCATCCAACCCTTCCTCTCTAAGGTTGGCCCTGTTGATTGATCCTGTTGCTGATGCCCAATTATCGAGAGTTTTATTAGCATCAGTGGTGTTTAGAACATCGCCGGCTGTGACTTTAGTAATCGAAACCCGGCTCATCTGTACCTCGCACGAATCAAAAGTTCCCTTTGCTTCATGGTGAAAGTAAAGTCCGCACCAACAAAGTAGCTTGTGTTTTGATTCATGTTGAGGTGGTCTTGCTCCACAATCTTAAGGCTCTGCTCTAAGTAGACGAGCTGCGCTTCAAGTTGAACAATATGACTCCCAGCTACTACTGGAATGGCTCCTACCAAATAAGCTGAATCACGAGCCCTTCTCGCTGAAGAAAACCCAGTTTCAGAAACAATCATTCCATCTACTGACAGGCGGAACCTGCAAAGAGTCGATGTCGGGTCTCTCTTAAGGGTGACACTTGTCGATGAAGAGTCTGTTCCGGGGACCTGAAGCCAGTCAGGATCAGTTGCATCATATGACCACTTCCAACCGCCAGACCATTCAACCATCAACAACGCATCAGCCTCAACCTCTATTGTTCTTCTGCTGATATTTGTGTTGTCAACGTCCTCGTACTGCCAGTCTGTTGTAGATGAAACAAGCGCCGAAGAGTCAGTGCTCGAAGATGTAGACCAGAATTGATTACAGGCATTAACTGCCAGCATGTCTTTCTTAATGAAATTGGCTGGAAAATTATCACGGTCCAGATTCCCGTTGAATTCTTCGGCGAAATTCGTGTGATTCAGATTCCAATCATCTGGATCAATCACGTCACCAGATTCGAATGCTCTTTTCTGATACCGAAAAGCCATCAACGCCTCTCCGAGCCCAGCACAGTTGTCATGGGCAACATGTTTCGCTGTTCACCAACCTTAATCTCAAGATCAATCCCAATGATCTGAATCCTCTGAGACGCTGCGCTAATGTCAAGCTGAAGTTCGTGAACCGGTTGTTCATGCATGGCCGAGATGTCAAACCGAATAACAACGGGGCGATGGGTATTCCATGTATACGGGCCGTCCCAGGTCGCGGTGTCATAGTGAGACAACGCATCAAGCGGATAGACTTGGTCCAGCCCAATTGCATCAGTCAACGACGTTGAGTCCTGCCGGTTTACTGTAAAGTTGAGATTGATGTCGTTTTTCCCGTATCCAACCGCATAAATCATCGCATACGCAGGCTGAACAGCCCTATAAACAGCACCAAAATCGAAATGAGAAGTTCGGTATAGCGAGCTGATAGGTTTTGTTGACCCAATCGCGCCAGTATCGCCTCTACCTTTGGTTGTAATCCCGCGAGTGTAAACATGCAGGCCTGGGTTGTTGGTAGTATCGTGGCTCCCAAAAATCAGATACCCGCGGTGGTCCTTTGTCTCCACCATGCAACTGATTGGGAAATTCTCCCTTACTGACCAAGCGCCAATCTCATAGTGGTAGATCAAAACCAAGTGATTCTTGACGCCGCCAGAACTTGGTACAGATAACCAATACTCTTTGTCCTGATGGTAAACAACGCCACACGCATTCATCATCGCTGACTTATTGATTTCTTTGATCTGATCAGGAATTGATGCACTAAGGTTCACGATCTTAGTCGCCGTCCCCGTGTTCTCCAGGGCCCCAGCAAGTACATATACGCCGGCATCTGATAGAAACATCAGACCAACACCTGGGACCTCTTTGATTGTGTTTGGGGCAGAACAACCAACGTCTCTGGTTAGAGTCTGGGCATAGAAACCATTCAACGGATCACCTTTGATCAGGTAAATCCCACGCGGCTTAAAAATCACAAGAGAATTCTTCGTTGGATAAATTCCAGTGATTGCGCCCATGTCTGAGTCGCCAACCTGAAACACGTTGTCTACTGGAAAAACCTCAGGTTGATTCGGGGCCGAAAACCGAACCTCGTTGTTAGCCATTCCGGCAACAAACATCGTGTTTTTGAACACTGCCAAATACTTTGACCCGGCAGGCCAAAACCCAAAATCGTTCGGATCCATCAACGAACCAAGCCCATAGTCTTGAAGACCGTCTTCATAGTAGGTCGTGATGTTGTCCTGAATCTCAGCCAAGAAATAATAATTCTCACCATCTTGGGCTTCGATCAGGTCACCGTTCGAATCGGCAAGATTAAGCGTTCTGTAAATCCGGCGAGCAACCACTGACCGATCACCCCTTGGGACATGAACAGCAAGGAAGTGCCTATACTTGAGACCAGATTCTCTACAGATATTATCAAATCGAATCAGCGAGCTTGACGCCGAGGGCGGTGACTCCTGCCCTCTTTCATTTAAAAACGTAACTTTGTAACGATAAGCTGCTGGCGTTCTGTCACTGTACGACGGGTCAACGGTGCCATCTTCGTCTAATTCTGGAAGATCGTCTCTGTGAATATCTGGACTGGCCGGACCAAGCCCCAGCTCTCTCACTGTTGTTTGACGGTCAATCAGACTCACTGACGGCGCAGAGGGAGGCGAGTCGAACCCAGCGCGATGGGCTACCCTGCCGTCGAAAACAATCGGCTCATCAAAGCCGTTGACCATGTACAAGCGGCCACCAAAAGACTGCGACTGCGTCCGCTGCCATGAGCCATTTAAATAAGTGCGAGCGGTGTAAGTGCTGGCATTAAACCGCGGGACATACGCTTCTGGGCTCGCTGGGGCACTGGCACCCTTGAAATATTTTAGCTCACCATCAGCCGTTTCATAAATCAGCCACTGGCGCCCACCGTTGTGCTGAGCAAACCAGTGCAAGCTAGTAATTTCTGACTCACCAAAGTAAGCCGGCTGCGAATACTCGACAAAAGGTGCCGTGACCAGAGGATGGTAGCCACCTGAGTCTTTCCATCCATCCCGCTGATCCCACGTCATGTCGCGAATTAGGCTCGCAGTTGCCGGAGAAGGCTTCCAGCGTTGGTCCATGCCCCTCAGTTTGGCGATTTGAAAAACTTGAGTTTTCATAGTTTAGACGGTGTTCCCCATCGCTCGAACTGGAGGATGTCTTTCATAAAAGAGCGCCGGATGTAGAGTCTATCAGGCGAAGACAACCAACGGGCCTTCATCTGCTCAAGTACGACCCCGGATCTGCGCTCATAAAGCTGACCAAGCTGTGTCATCCCGTGCTGAAGACATATATCTTGCAGTGTGCGGTAAACCAGCAGGTGGTGGTACGGCGCAGGCCAAGATGGAACGTCAGCGTCATTAGAGAGCCTTCTGGGTTGCTGAAGGTAGCGCACGTCCATATTCATGTCTGAATTCGGCGTATACCAGATTCGGAAGTAATCCCTGGGGCCCTGCTCATACAACGTAGGAACGCGCTGTCTTTCTTTTTCGCCACTCGACGAGCTTGAGTATGTCCCATCCCAAGTAAAGGCAGTCGTTGACTCATCAAGGTCTCCGCTAATCTCTCGCCAAACACCTCCGCTCGTCTTCTTTCGTGCATAAATACGCTTAAGCCGCCCGGTCGAGTTTTCGGCTGGAGTGCCGCCATAAGTCGCCTGAGTGTTTTCTAAGTCGTAAATTTTAACGCTTCGGTCCACCCCTGTTCCTGTGGTATGGCTAACGACAAGTGATGGTGCTGACTCTCGACCCTTATAAATAAAGGTGTAGCAGAATTCGTATTCTGTGTTTGTTTCGAGGCTTCCGCCTGCGGCCTCCGAAGCAGACGGCGCATCGTCCGGTGGCGGATCGATGTAGCTGTCCATACTGATGTAGACAATCCCGTCTCCGGTCTCGTCTCGGTCCAAGTGAAGGTTCTCTTCTCTGGCCCGGTCCACATAGACAAGGCGACCCCGGTCATCATCTCTGGACATGATTCCCAGGATTTCTGTGCAGTCTTTCGGGACTGGATACCTGCGGAACTCCAGCGACCAATCAGTCGAAGCACTGACCGCCCCAGAGAGAGTTGTGTCGATAATGACCTTGTCGCCGGTCACAACCTGTGTGATCTCTGCTTCGACGGTGCCAATCTTGAGTGTTTGGCCTTCCCAATCACTTTCTGCCGTTGGGGCTGATACTCCGCCAAAACTAACAGTACGAAGGCCAGCAACTGTTGAGTCGGTAACCGTGATGGTCTTACCTGAACCGCCTTCAATCTTGGCCTTCAGCGTAATCTCATGCGTCTTTTGCAGGAAGCTCCACTGGTACTGACTTGAGATCTGGAGGTAATGACGATTCAACACGCGGGCCACAATGTCCCGGTACTGAGCCAGGTCTGGATTGTAATCCAGCGCGGCATTGACTTCCTGGCGTAGTTCTTTCAGATTCACGGACCTTTCCTCCAATAGAAAACCGGCGACCGAGCACATTGTACCCCGGTCGCCGGCATTGGGCGCAGGGCCCGAGAACGGAAAGGCTTAGTTGGTGAACCAGCCCTTGTCGTACATCATGAACTTACCGTCCGAATCACCGCTGCTATACGCATCAATGCAAACGCCAAGGACCTCAGTTGTTGTCGAATCCGTATCATAAATACGAATTTGACCAGAGGTAGACGCCGACACCCGGTCACCCGCAGAAATCGCTTCAGCGGCCGTTGGGCTGGTTGCGTTAACGCCATCAATCAACCCACCGGTTTGAATAATGACCTTTTCTTTATCCGAAGCGGCATGCAGAGCAACGCCGCAAGCCAATGGACTACTGGTGGCGTCGCATGCCTTAACGATCTGGCCTGCATAACCATAGTTATCAGGATCCGGGTCAGCAGCCGCATCGGTCTCCAGAATAACCACCTGGCCCTTCGTGATTGTTCCATTAGCCAGCGCTGTATACGTGTTTTTTGGGTTGTGTGCAGTTCCATCAACCCCATCAATCTTCAAGATACCCATTTTGTTTTCCCCAAAAAGAAGTTAGTTTAGAAGGTTTCGAGGTCGATAGCCAAGCCGCTGGAACCGAGATGCTTAGCGAGAAGCTGACCGCGGCAACGGATTTTGGCGGAACGAACATCGTACTCACCGGACACGGTTTCAAACTCACCCAGATCGAAGAAACCCTTCGGATCCCAGAGGACGTGAATGTCGCTCATGTTCAGGAAGTAGAAGCTGGCGGGGTCGGTAGTGGACTGCGAGCCGTCATCAGGCATGTTGCGCTCGACATCGATCATCACGCCATCCCAGAACTCAACCATGCGGCCACCATCGATCTTGTCGGTATCCACGTACCGCTCGTTGGCTTGGAGAGAACGCTTCAGGTTCTTGAAGCCTTCACGCGATGCCAAGATGACATCCGGGGGGCCAGATGGCGACACGCTGTTGATTTCGACTTTCAGGTCGTACAGTCCAGCGAGACCATTCGCGTTGAAGCTACCGGAACCATCATAAAACTGGTTCTGCCAACCGACCTTGGACGAATACGTGCCCTTGTCTACGCCACCAACTGAGTTGGTTTGTGTAGTAGGCGCTGCCGCTTCAAGAAAACCAGCAACAGCAGTGTCGATACCGTTGAGGCTTCCCCAGTCTTCCCAGCCAGTCTGACCGCCTTTCACGATCTGCTTGACGAATTCACGCTTGAGGGCGTTCGCGGTCATCTTGACCCGGCCTTCAAGAATGGACAGAACCGCAGCATCACCCTGGTTCACGAACTCTTCTTCTGAAGAGATTGCAACGGGACGCACGACGTGTGCCCATTGGTACACAGCAGGCTGGTACACATCCGAGACGCTCAGGTCGATGCGCTCGAAACCGGTCTGCATGCGGGTGGTGCTGCTGTGCTCACCGAAACCCAATGGCACGACAATACGGGTTCCACCAGACTGGCTGGGGGATCCTGCACCATGCACGCGCTCTTGAGCGTCGAGGAATGCAACTGATTCATGAACTGCGTCACGCCATTCCTTCATCAGGACATACATGGTCGTGGAAAGCAGTTCGTTTCCAATGGTAAGAGAGGTAGTAGTGGCCATCGTGGGCTCCTATAGGGGGTCTCAGTGTCGGAATTCGCTGCTAATTTTGCGCGCAGCCTCTGGATTGTTTTCTAACCACAGTCGTATGGCGTTCGCACCTTTACGTTTCACATCAGCAGGAACACCCTCAATACCGGGAGAACCACTGGCCGAGGTTCGGCTCACTCTGCGCGCCGCATTGGCACGCGCTCTTTGCTCTTGCGCTTGACGTGCTTGCCGTTCAGCAAGAACCTGTTGCGCCTTTACAAGCTGGTACGCATCCTGCGTATCAATGGCTTGGCCAGCCTCTTGGCGCCCACGGACAAGTTTAAGGACTTCGTTCTTAAACGTCGGGTCACGCATCTCAGGATGCTTGTCAACAAAGTCCAAGTAGGCGCTTTGTTTAATCTTCCGGTCAGCCGCCTGGTGGAGTGGCTCCAATACACGACTCATCCCCTGAGCGACCCCACGATCAATGCGGGCCTGAATTCCCTCCGGGGAAAGTGGATCAGGAAGCTCTTCCTCTGGTACTGAAAGCGTCTCTCTTACCTTCGGATCGTCAATCAGCGCATAGAACTCTGCCTGGCGGCGGGCAAAGTCTCGCTCCATCTGCTCCAACTTCTGTTGGCGCTGAGCACTTTCCGCTTCCTTAGATGCAATCACCTCTTGCAGTTTCGCGTTGTTCTTTTCGTATGCAACACGGAAGTTGTGCAACATGCGGCGAGCAACGGGTGGAAGATCCTTGATGTGCTCTGGATTCAGGTCGTCGTAGAACCCGTCATGCTCCATCTCTTCGACTTCAGGCAACTCCGAGGTCAAAGGGTCAAAGCTTACGGGCTCAAAATTGTCGCTCGACACAGGCTCAGACGCAGGCTCAGACGCAGGCTCCGCATCTGCTGAAGCAGCAGTAGCGTCAACGGTATCAACAGGCGCAGCCTCTACTGCTTCAATTGGCTCTGGCTCAATTGAGTCAACAGAAGAAGCAAGTTCATCCGTAGAGACTGACGCCTCTGCGGACATGGTTTCATTTACATCGGTGTCTTCGTTAATCACTGTGTACCCTCATTTCCGTTAATACGAGAATAAAACTTACCACTAAGTACCAACGCTACGCAAGCTATGCAAGCCCCGCTGCGAGTTCTTCGTCTTCAGGAGACATGGCCCCCATTTCAGGCGGAGGGCCAAGCTCACCAGCCGGCGCTTCGGCTGGAGCCTGCATTGCCTCAATGAGCTTTTTGTCTTTTCTCATCCGAACAAGTTGCGCACTGGTTTTTCTAAGCTCAACGTCGCTAACCATTTGGAGAGGTTCAAAGTCATACTTTTCAGCAAACTCACCTTCTCCAACCATCTTAAGGGCCTCAGAGATTGCAACGAGAGGAACAAACAGTGCAGGCGGAATTGGTTCCATCCACTTCTTTTCAGTACCAAAATCAACCTCAACAGGAGGAAGCTCACCACCACCAAAAACATCAAGCGTTTCGTTGAATTCTTTTTGCAGCGTCTGGAGCGCCTTTACTGAATATGGCTTTTCCGGCACTGGGGCTTGAGCCGCGATATCAGAAACCCGAGCCATCGCATCGTCTTGTACCCCTTCAGGAGGCATTGGTGGTGCGGCACCTGGCCCACCGGGGGGCATCGGGGGCGCGTCTGGGGCGGCTCCAGGTTCTCCAGCGTATGGAAGGCGTTGTCCGGTTGCGGGGTCGGTGGGCATGATGTCTCCTAAAGGTGCTCAGAGAATACCAAGATCTCGTTTGCGGCGAAACTCTTTAAAACCAGGATGTGTATCAAGACGTTCGCAATAATCTGCGTACTCTTTCTCTTCCTTCTTGTTTTGCGTATCCCATTTAGAATACTCTCGCTCAATGTCCCAGTCACCGTCAACGGGCGTCAATCCACGAGCACGGCAGATGTCTCGGCGGTGCTGTTTTGATTGAAGCATCACGCCGAGGCCCCGGTCATAGTACGGAAAACGCTCACTGAACCGGTCGATGTTGACTGTGACGGGTCGAACCTCAGCAGAGGCTCCACAATTGGTGCAAGCAATTGACTTGGGAACTTCGCCGTCAACCAAGTCAATGTCCTCAATGTCTTCATGGCCACAATCACTGCACCGAATGTCACGCCAGGCATAATTTTTCTCAGCCTGGCGCCGGTTGGACTCGTCAATCCTGAGTTTTTCACCATGACGGGTAACAGTCAAAGACTGACTCATTCCCACAGACGGTCGATATTTAGATTTCTGACAGCAGGTGTCGCACTCGACACTTTCCGGTCTGGAAGATGCAGAAAAGAACTTTTCAGTCTCATGTCCGTCTACACAAAAAAAACCATACAAAGGCACTTTTACATTCCTGGCATCTGAGGTGATCCGCCTACAGCATTAGCCAACATCTGTGCTTGCTGATCGGGCGGTAGTTGAGCCAACTGGTCCAATGTTGCCAACATTTCAGGGTCGTTCGCAAAGACCTCACGCAACATTGGAATCGCTTGCTCTGGTGGAAGTGTAGCAATCTGTGCGAGGTCAGGTGGCGCTCCAGGCACTCCAGGCGCTCCAGGTGGAGGAGCCTCTGGCTGCATTTCTTCCGGCCCAGCTTCAGGTTGTTCCTGCTTTGCTTCAGCTTCCGCCTTCTCCATTTCTTCTTTACCGCGAGTTTCCAGCTCTTCTGGGTGTAGATCCTGCGGAAGATCAAAACGCTCAGCAACAACTTTCATATACGATTTAGCAAAGGCGCCCATAGGGCCACCCTCTTGAGCCGCCTGCCATAGTGCTGTCAACGGTTGCAGTAAAGCCACCAAATTCTGTTGCATCGCGGCATCATTCAACGGGGTTCTGCCACCCTCAACAAAGTTGACCTCAAACTCAGCATCAAGGTCCATTACCGCAACCGCAATCATTTCTCGACGATCCATCAGCTTTAGAACCGACTGCTCAACAGCCACGCTACCGTCTTCCAGCTCAGACTTCCCAAGTTCAGGAACCTGGCCACCGTCGAGGTAAGACGAAGGTCCTCCAAAAATCTTATCTGCTTCTGAGTGCTTGACCTGAGATTCTGTCTCCTCATCAATCTCTTCAGAGTCAGAGGACTTTTCATCCCCGTCTGGGATCGCGCCAACTTCTGCGTACTCTACAGCCTGGTCTTCATAGGCCCCGGTGCTGTCGCCAGCGTCTTGCATGGCCCCAATCAGAGCCCTAAGCATGAGTTTGACCACTTGTGCCAGCCATTCGTCCCTGATGGAGGCGTGTAGACCGTACTCAGATTCCGTGTACTGCTGAACCGTTTGGACCTCAAAGGCCGTTGCCTTGGTCACCTGGCCTCGTGCCGCCGGGCTGGTTCCAATAGCCAATTGCAGATCGCGCTCGACCTGGCTCAGGTAACGATCAATGTTTGCCGAAATCGGGGAATTCTGGATTGGAATAATCGCATCGCCAAGCGGGCGCTCGAATCCCTGCTCTACCTCAAGGACCAGCCCATCATGACCTTCCGTTAGGTTGGTCAACTCATCGCTTGAAAACGTGCCCTTACGAGTAATGTACTGACGGGTATCTTTACGCGTCGCCATCGCCATAAACGACCGATAGCCATTCAGCTCTCGCAGTTGAGGCATCATGCGCCGAGCATGCGCAATCCCGCGAAGCGGAAATTCAGGCTCATGATTAAAGATCAGCGGAACCACATGCGCCATCGGTTGACCAGACGGTGTCGCAAACGGAAGCGGACCAATCCATACGGGCGTCTTGGACAATTCGCCTTGGCCCAAAATATAGATTTCCAGCCTGCCGTTGTAGATGATGTCGGGATTCTGTTCGTCCCGCACTTGATCCTCCAGATTACAAAGCTCCAAAACCCGCACAAAGGCCTGATTATCTGACGGTGCCTGATTGGTCTTTTTGGTCGTTTTTGAGTCAAGTTGGGACTTTTGAGCCAGAAAATCAACCCTTGCCGTCCCCGCTAAGCCTTCAAGACCGTATTCCTGCTCAACCTCATGGATCGGCCTGTAATACAGGTGTCCACGATATCGCTCGTCTTCCACATCCCGCACGTCGCGGTCCAACATGATTTCCCACCAGGGAATGACGCGCATCCAAACCCGGTCCATCGGATTGCCGTGACCAGGGTCATACCCAATCTTGATGCCGGAGCCTGGATACAGCAACGACTGACGCAACGCTGAAACAACACGCTGATGAATGCGGCGCATAGACAAACAACGGTTGACCGCCAGCTCTGCTTTTGGAGCATCACCCTGACCCATCACATCTTGGCTAAGCACCGCGCGAGCGGCCCGCGGATACAGCGCCGACAAGTAAGACGAGATGACACCCCACAGCCGGTTGACCTCAACGTCAATGTCGGTCATCTGGGCCATGCTTCCGCTACTACTTGGCGGAAGCGTGCCTGTGCGAACATGATCCCAATACTTGGTCATGTACGCAGCTTTGGCCAAAGCCCAATGCTGGCGGTTCTCCCGCATGTATTTGTCATGAACTTTGACGTGTTCATGGACCTGTTTGTGTGTCAACATGTCGGACTTGGATTCGTATTCAGACATATCTACTCATCACCGCAGAATGGATTCGCTTTGGAATGGACTTCTTCGAGCATGATAACGCCTCTTTGAGCTTCGGGTTCTCACCTGCCTGCCTCGAAGCGTTCGACGGTTCCACTCAGCCAGCATCAAAGCATCGGCATGGTCATCATGGTAGCCGTCCTGACCCTCAATCTTTCCGTTGACTTCTCGAATGTGCATCAACTCTTGAATTGTCTGCGCATCCATCAGCGTCAAGGCGTCACCATTCACCATTTGGCGCAAGTGAGCATACGCTTCTTGTTTTGAGCCTCGGTGTGTCGTCCAATACTTGACTTGGGTAGACGGCATTCTTCCCGGTGGAGTCGGCTTGGTCCAAAGCGGAATGTTGTGCTTTTGAAACTCCCTCAAGACAACTGGGCCGGCGCCGCCTGGATTGTGCTCTACCAAAGACCGAGCCTTTCCGTAATGAATGGCGAGTTCTGCTGCTTTCGTAGCGAACAACATTTCCCCCCCCTGGTTCATCGAAAGCGTCGCAACCTGACGCCCATCACGACTGAGCACCTGCGCTACCGCGTAGTCTCCACCATTACACCACGACGGGTCTACACCCATCGCATACGTCATGCCTGGAATCGGGCGCTCAAAAATTCTTAGAGTGCCCTCTGACTCTTCGACCGACGAATACACATCATTAAGGTAGTCGGCATCAAACCAGCTACCATCCACAATCATAAAGCCATCTTCCAGCGTCAGCGGATACTCCCGCCGAAATCTGGTCAGGCCAATACCGTTGACACCATGAATCTTGTTGTGGCGCCAATAAAGCTGCTCCATGTCCAAGCCATGCGTTTGAGCCAGCTCCCATTCTTCCTGGTCAGGCTCCCAGCTCTTAGGCACCTTGGTTCGATAGGCGTCATGGTCAGCCCACTTGAAAAACCGAAATTGAACAGTCGGGTCACCGTTCAGCATCGCTTCCTGTGCAGCTAAAACCTTGCGATGGAACAAATTGCCAGGCCCATCAGCCGTAGACATGATGATGATCTTACGGTGCGGCCCCGCGTGCAGCGTCGAAGTCACACTGGCCCAAACCTCTTCCGCGTTCGGCCAGAACGCCAACTCGTCTGCGTGAAGACGTTGATATGTCCAACCACGCGCTTCTGATCGTCCACCCGCGGTCATACATCGAAACCCGGCGCCCGTGTCATCGAACAACAACTCGCGCTTGTTTGACCGGGCCACAGAACGCCGCAAGGGTGTCGGTAGCGACTTGTAGTAGTGTCGAATCTTACCAAAGATAGCGTCAGTAGTCTCATAAGAGTCGCCAACCACCAAGCAGCGGACCGGGTCCTGCGCCCAGTACAAGTACCCGAAATTGTACGCGGTTCCGACTGTCGTGTTTCCGATCTGGCGGGGCTTATAGTGAATCACCGTCTCAGCAGGAGACAGGAAATCATTCATCGCCAACACCTGCTCTCCAAACGGAGCAGTCATTGAGCGGTCCTGGCCTCGCTGGTCCACAATCCGTAAACGAGAAATAAACTCAAACGGATCCTGCGCTAATACCCGCAGCTTCCGCTTGATTCTTGCGTCCATTCACCCACTCGTCGGCAGTTTCCACTTCGAACCACCGCCTGTACCCAGAAACTTTCTCAGTTCATCCAGGTCAACTACAATCGCATCCGGGTCTTTGGAGTTCTTGAACCGGACTGATGCATATTGCTTAAACGCCCACTCACGCTTGTCGCACATACCATCACGAAGGCCCTCCCAGAACCGCCTGTCGAGAAACCGGAACTCCTCTTCGCCCACCGGCTCCACGTCAGGAAATTCCGAGTAAAACCAGCCCACGAAGCGCGGGTCTTCTTTGCACCAATGCTTCCATAGTGTTTCGTTAACTTTCCGCATTTTACGGTGCTTTTGACGAGATTCCTCAAACCACTCTCTGCGAAACACTTTGCCGGTTCGAACCAATTCGTATGCAACATCTCGAAACGCTCGCTGTGAAGCCGTAGGAGAGAACCCGCTAAAATCAACGTCTCCATCAAGGAAACGACGCACCGCATCGTGTGCTGATGCCTCTTCTTCAATAACGTCAGGCACCAAATCATCGTTGGCGCCCTCGTCAATCAGCCTCAATTTAGGTTTTTCTTCATCGCCAATGTCATAACGATCCATCAAAAACTCCTGTGCTACCCTATTAGAAATACCACGAGATTCATATGAGCACCCAAGACCTACACCCACATTCCGACATCGTCGAGTATCTGAAAGAAACAAACACACCGATGCAGCCTGCTTTCGCAGTGGCCTCGCCAGAAGAAAAGGCCAGGTACATCACGCGGATCACCAAGCGTTTTCATGACGCCTGGAAGCAGAATCAAAAAGGAATGTCGCTGGTTTCAACTCGCGTAGACGTAGACGGGGCCGGAGAGTAGCCATCAGTCGAATTCTGGCTGACTTTTGAGCCCAAAAACTTCACAGTCTTCGCGCTGATTTCAGTAGAACGGCGATCTTTGCCTTCTTTGTCTGTCCAATCGCGCGTGCGCAACGAACCCTCGACGTAAATTTGGGAACCCTTTCTCAAGAACTTGGCGACGTTTTCAGCCGTGCGGCTCCAGGCCGTCACGTTGAACCACTCAACTACCTCACCCCACTCTCCGTCTGGTCCCTTTCGGCGCTCGTTTACAGCCAGCCGTAAGTTCACAACAGGTTCTCCAGACCGTGTTTTACGCAATTCCGGGTCGTGACCCAAATTACCAATCAAATGAACAACATTCACACCCATCACTGCTCCAATCCTCCACGTTTACGTTTTAGTAACTACTCTTTTTTACGGACTTTTTCTTGCCGGTTGATTTTCCATAGCTTGATTTAGCCTTCTTCACCGGCTTCTTTTTCTTCTTTCCATAGTGCTTCATTGCCTTAGCTGCGCCATCTCTCAGCTTGTCCATTGCCATTACTTCTTCCCTTTGCCTTTACGGGCATCCAACTGACGGACAATCTTCCTCGCCTGCGCATATCCAGCGTCACCACCCCAAAGCATCGATGCAACGTACCCTTTGTCCTCTGTAGGCTTCTTTCCCTTGTCCAGCTTCCGGTCTTTCTGGTGACGGTCATGGTAAGCCTTGACCCGCCTCCATGTTGAAGGACTCAAGTTCTTTCGATTGGCCATGTTTGAAGCGCGAGTCACACCAGAACCGATGCCCTGCTTCTTTGCTTCTTTTGGGTCTAAGCCAGCTTTTCCGCTTTTCGGCTGTTTCCGTCGCAACTCTAAACCGCGCTTTGCTGCCGCTGCTGTCGATTTGCTGGGTTTCATATTGATTTCTTTCGAAATACCCTGAGCCAATTTCTTCACAGACATCTATTCAGCCTTCTTTTTTTCTCGCAACATACGCAATGCAATCGCGAGCGCCTGGTCCTTGCTCTTACCTTCTTTCATCAGCTTCTTCATCTTCTGCCCAACCCAAGCGCGCTCCTCTTTTGTCATAGGAAGCTTACGCCTTCTCCCCGTTTTTTTCTTTCCAGGCATGTCAGACCCCTTCTTGCGGTTCGTCTCTTTACTGACCGCTCTTAGATTCTTGTCGCTATTCCCTCCGCCCTTTGACTTCGGGATAATGTGGTCCGCTTCTTCTGGATCGCCCTTTTTCAGCCCCAACTTACGCCGAGCCTTATTCGCTAAGTTCCGACCATCCTTGGCTTTGCGGCTCGAATGGAACAGCCGGTATTCACGTTTGTAGTTTCGGGGCATTCGTCAATACTTCTTTACCGACAGCTTATTCGAACGCAGACCAGCAACAGGGGGGCCAACTTGCTTGACCGGTTTATCAAGGCTTGGGGCTTTGCCAGAAACATGCGGGCTGGCTTTCGGTTTCTTCCGCTTCAACGGCGAATTCCTCAAACTCATGCTTGAGACCAGCAGATCAAGACCCTTCATGTCAAACGACTCCCGGCACCACCAGGCTGATACCCCCAAGACTCAAGCGCACGCTTCAGCGCGTCAATGTCTCGCTCATATTTCTCAGAATCAGGATGCGAGGCCGGAAAAGCTACGCCACGACGACTCAACTTCGACAAATGAGTCGTATACTCGTTCACTTTCTCTCGATACTTCCCAGAAAGCTCCGCTGGCTTCATGTCTGCGTAATCCAAAACCTTTCCAACCAGCTCAGAACGCTCATTTTGCTCTGGAGTGAGATCAATGGCCGGCTCAGCCAAAACCTGAGACTGTACACCACCCATGTTAGCGGCCAACAATTCGTCGTCCGTAGGACCCACTGGGGCGCCAGGATCCGCCAAATAACGGTCTTCAGGGCTCAAAAAACGCTCTTCTCTCGTCAATGCCATGCTGTTTGCCCCTAAAAACTGGGAAAATCTACACGCTCGTCGCGTGATCTCTCTTCAGGAAGACCCGTTCGGCCCGTCTCTTTAAACATCTCTTGGAACTCATCACGGGCCTTGTCGCCCACCCGCGGTGCCTCAAACAGGCCCATCTTGTTGTATTCGTTCCTGATCTCACGATTCCGGTCGTCACGAAGGAACCTGAGAACATCATTAGGCAAATCATCCGCAACAAGTGGACGGCCATCCTTGTAGTACAACGCCATCATCAAACCACGGTGAGCCTGAGAGTCAGGAGCGCCGCTGCGGAGAGACGGGAATTTTTGAAGCATCGACGCATGAATTCTCGCAGGCTGTTCGCCAAATTCAAGAAGCGCCTGTGTAATGCCCTCGTCGCTGCCCACCTCAGGCTCGCCAGCCAACGTCGTGGCAGCAGTCTCTTTCCCTACGCTTGGCGACTCGGTTGCCATAAAATCCATCAACTCGCGCTCGTCATCGTCCATATGACCCAACCATCGACGAACATCACCAGCCGCTTGGGCTGACCGGTCCATTGGGCCTGGCGTGAACTCCGGTGCAAAGCCAAGTGCGGTGCCCAACTCTTCAATGCCCTTCTTGACAGCCTTCTCCGTCAATGGAGAACGAGAACCGCCAGTGCGAACGTCCAGCTTTGGTTCATCAAAAGGCACAATTAAGTCGGACATGAGACCGGCCACACGAGCTGCCCTCGCTAAGCCTGGTTCCTCAAGCCAAGGCCCTTCACTTTCCTTAGGTCGTCCAGACTCTAAGAGAGATGACGCAATGTCTTGGACCTGGCCAGCAGCGCCAGACCAGTCACCAGCAGATGCCATCTGCTTGGCTTTCTCAAGTTGTCTCAGGTATTCTTCTCGGCTCGCCATTGGCTACTCCATCGTCTTGGATTCTTTGTATTGGCCAGCAGAAGGCGCAGGCGTCCCCCGCGTGAACTCTCCACGAGCGCCAGGACCGTAAAGCTCAGCACGCTCTTCCATGAGCCTTTGCTCTCTCAGTGCTTCAGCGCGTTCTGCATCCTTCTTTCTCCTATAGGGAGAATCATAGACTCGCTGCATGGATGAGCCGACGTATCTACCAGACGCTTTAAGGTCAGCACGGTGCCGAGCTGCAAATTCATCTTCAGACATGCCAAACCGAGCCTTAAATTCCGGTTCAGACATGCTGGCCATCAACGCACTGTCCACAGGATCCTTAGCAACAGCCTCGCTAGCACTAAGCTCCTGGCTGACACCGAGACCACCAGCTTGCGCTGACTCGCGATCCAATTGACGCAACCAGATCGTTCGCAAATTGGCCAGACTCGTCAACTGATCATCTGTCGGTGGAGTGCCCTGGGCCATTAACTGAGCGCGCTTCCAAGCATAGGTCTCACCCATCTTCACTGACGGCAACTCAAACAAACCAGACGCGGCCATCTTAGCTGCCTCAGTTTCTGTCGTCTCGCCTACTTTAGGTTCGTTGGACATCTTGCTTTGCTCCTTAGTGCTCACGTATGTCTCATCAACAGCAGGTAGTGTTTCTTTTAGATCGTCTGGATGGGCGCCGATCTGTTTCAATTCTTCTTCTGTCATCCCCTCGTATTCCCAAGGACGAAAGTAAGTCGGCCACTCTTCCGCAGTGGCGCTGGATGTGCCAGGTGAGAGATTTTTAGGCCCTTTATCTTCTTCATCTTCTTCCTGGCTACGTTTCGCGGCTTCCATGGCTTCGGCCAGACTTATGCCCCCCTCTCTTGCGGCTGCGGCTTTTATGGCTTCGGACAGGCCCATGCCCTCCTCCAACATGTCGTCTACTTCTGCGAGCTTGAGTCGGTTTTGGTGAGCCACTCGTCTTTCTTGTTGGGACTCAGATATACCCTCTGCGATTTTTGCGTCTTCAGTCTCTGAAGGCTTGTGATCTGGGTGGTCGGTGACGTTCAGCGTTTCGCCCGTGTCCTGGTTTACGAGGAAGATTCGGTCGATACCGTCGTCACCTACGACAACGTGGCGGTCCCAGTCTGGGTTGCTGTCCCAGGGATCAACATAAGAAGTCACTGTGCCAGCTTCCCCTGTTAGGCGATGCTCCAGGTCATCCGCTGCGTCGTACCCCTTTGGGACATTAATCACGTTGCCAGAGTAGTTACGCGCATCGTCTGCGGCGCGTTCGGCGTTGGTGTCGTCCCGTTCGTTGGCCATGTGCGCCTCCCGTTCCACAACAGCATAGCGCGCTCACGCCACAAAAGAAAAGACCCGCGCCAACAGACAGTGACGCGGGTCCAACCACAGGGAACGCTTGAGAGAACCAGTCACAAGCATCAACAAGATACTAAACACATCGCGTGTCCGCGTCAATCCCTGGCACCCTCAGAAGGCCAAATCCAGCCACTATGTCCATTTGAGCATCTCCATGCCCCCTGTGGGCCCCTGTTCTCTTCTATCTTCTGCTGCAACGTCATCTGTTTCGCCAAGGACCGACGAGCACCACAGCCCAATACTGGACACTTGCTGCCTTCTTGCCGCCACTCAAACCGAAGATGGCCAAACATGTCAATCTGCTTTGTCATCCACTCTCAACTGGCCAAGACTCCCAACCAACCGCTCGCTGTCGTGCAAACAACTCTAACTTGCGTTGCGTCGGAAACATCAAATCAATCCGCTCTCGCACCTCGTGCGGCTTCGCTGAGTGAACACCCCTCGGCGCATCTACCAACTGACGCACGTTTCGGGCGCCGCGAGGCTTCGGTATCTTCCCACGCTTGCCTACCAAGCACAGTTCACACTGGCTCATCGTGTAGAAGCCAGGATTAACCCTGTCTTTCATCCAGACAAAGGCAACCGTCGCCCACTTGAAGCCCCAGGCCTTCATCAGCTCAATCGCTTGGTCTAAATGAGGCGATGTCGCCCACAAGAACAGCAAACAGTCGTCCTCAGCTACTTCTTGGACAGGTAACGCCTTCAGGTCCCGCAACTTTACTGTCGAGTAATGACTGATTGCACCGCCAGAAGTAGGCTTGCCTGCACCCGTGTGCTGTACCTGACCCTTGTAATCCCACGGTGGATCCGCGTAAATCACCGAAAACCTGCCCGATGGCAGTGTTTCAAACATCATTTACTATCCAAAAGCTTCAATATTGGGCCAAATGCCTTCTCCAAACCGTCGCGTCGCTCCTTGTACAAAGGAACCCAGCGAACCGTATCTGTCGGAATATGCTTCCATAAAGTCATGAATTCCGCAGTATCGTAGGCAATAAACCTGAAATTCTTATAAAGCCCCATCCGCTCGCCCCCGAAAACACTCTGGCACGCTTGGCACACCGTCAATCGCTCGAACCACAATCTCTACGCGAGGACCACGATCACGCTCCGCGTAGCAGTCCCACACCTCGTGCTTCACAACCTGGCTGTCGTCACGAATCACACCAGCCATCACCAAAGCGTCTAAAGCGCACTTGGCAATATTGTCCGAGTCAGGCTTGCTTGTCTTCCAGATCAAACCGTCTGGGTCCTTCTTGCGCAACAACCTCTTCGGTCGTGACGCAGCAGCAAGAATAGTCACCTCTACTGGACCATCCTCTGGTGCTTGACGCCATGAACCGCCAATCAACATCGCCGCAGACTTCTCCCAATCAGAAGTCTTCTTCGGCGTATACATCTTTACGAATCCACCCCGAACTGCTCCCCGAGGACGCCCTTTGCCAATCGGCGGTCCAGGGATGATAAATCTGTGAGACCCAACCACTGCTTACCTCCTATTTCGAATAAATACTGCCTCAACGGCGCAACAATCGCAGAATGTGGCCCATTCAAAACGGACAACCACAAACCATCCAATATCCAGTACAAGTCTTCCAGGCCTTCGTCTTTTCCCGTCCTGCGGTAGTCGTCGATGTGCTTAAAGCCGCTGTTTAGACGAACTGGAGTGCTCAGCATCCATCCCTCGATGTGACGCCATTGATGACGGTCAACGCTTTTGGCTTGAAGTAACAAGTACCAATCACCAATCAGCTTGAGCAGAAGCTGCTCTAAGTCATCTGCTACTCGATCAGATGGCTTCAGCATTTTCTTCCACCACTTCCCAACGTATCGGCGACTGCCACTCGCTCCACTCTGGCCAGGCCGCATACATCAGAATCTTCTCAAACTCGTCTGGAGTGACCATGACCTCATGGACGCTGTTGCGAGACCTTGTTTCTCGTTTGTACTGGATTCCGCGGCACATCTCGCGCAATCCTCGTGGAACAAGGTACTCGTCCTCCAGGTAATCAACAAGCAAGCGCTCCCAGAAGCCCCTGATGAGCGGCCTCCTCATGTTGTTCCGAGTCAACCTGATACACGGCACGTTGCCCGGTAATCCCTCAACATCTGAGGCAGGCTCCCAGACCTTGCCCAGAGCAAGCTTAGACTGCCTGAAAGCTGGGCCAAACGTTGGTTCTCCACGGTTATCCATAAAGATCCTGTGGATAACTTTAAGCACCAGCCATGCTGTCCATGGTCGCTTGTGCTTCAGTGGCTTCTTCGCTTTTGACTGGTCAACTATACCGATATGGTACAAAACCTTGGTCAAGCCTGATGTTGCGCTGTTTTTAGCTGTCCGTATGTGGACCAGACGGCCCAGAGGATCGGAGATGACGTACTCGCTGCTGTCCGTTTCAAACGACCACCGGCCTGTTCTGAGGGAGTTCGCACGAGTCCTGTGAGGAAGCTCCTCATCACGCTCTGGATTCTGCCTGACGCCAGTCTCGTAAAAAAGATGAATGTTCGGACGCATCACGTCCATGAACTCCTCTTCCAAATCGAGGCGCTTAATGACGATATCGCCCTCTGCCATCCAGTCATCAGCCTCACTTGAGATGAATGTCACGACATGAAATGAGACCTTTTGGTCCTCTGGGATCTCAGCTTCACGGCGCAAACGCTCGGCGTCTCGGAAGTCTTCCACCTCATAAGTATCAACAACACTAAAGCCCCTCTGAGGGAACAAACCACCAATCAAAAAGTAATCACTACTCAATTTTCGCCTTCCTCATCACTCCAGGCCCAGTACATCGGACCAACCTTCATCAATGGAACGGTGACGTTCCCGACCTCAGGAAACCGGACCCGCATTGTCATGTCGAGGATGCCTTCTTCCGCTTCTTCAACGTAAACCTCACTTGAAGACGGAACCCCTCCATGATCTCCGACCTTCTTGAACAACGTAAGAATCGACTCAATGCAGACGCCACGGGCCTCTACGTTCAGGTCAACATCTCTTAATGTTGCTGGATTCACCTGCGTAAAACGTTCCATGACATACGCATATCACATTCCCGCACCATAGTTTACTATCACTATCACTA